TGATTCTCGCACACAACATAGAGTTCTTAAGGTAACAAAAGGAACTCGTAGATCTATTGTTGGTTGGGTTGTTGGTCCGAGGTGGAAGTAATGGCAGAACAAATGAACGAACTGCAACTAATGATGCAGGAAAAGAACAACACTGGAACATCATGGACTCGTAATGATAATTTTGATAAGAATGGTTACTTAGTCATTCCAAACCTTTGGGATGCTAAAGAACTTTATCATCCAGTGCCAGAAGAGAAAGGACAGTACAACTATTGGGACAAAAACCCAGAACATTTTAATCATGTTCCTGTAGAACAACAGGTAGAGGGGTCTACATCACGTTATTGGCATCCACAATATCGTGCGATTCACTCCGGTATTCGCATGAAATTGGAGGAACATCTCGGTAGGAAGCTGTATAATACCTATTATTATGATCGGTATTACTTTCCAGGACAATCACTTACAAAACATGCAGATCGTGATGCCTGTGAGATTTCAGTAACAGTTCATGTGAGCACTAACCTAGAAGGTAAAGATGCTGAATGGCCTATTTGGATCAAGACACCTGATACATATACGGATAAGAAGAAGACAACCATTCTGATTCCTGGTGAGAACCGTGCTGTTATCTTAGGTGCTGGTGATGGAATGATTTACAAAGGATGTGAACGTCCACATTGGCGTGATCCTATGCCTGGTTTTACTGGTAAGAAGAATAAGAAATTGTTTGGTAAAACTCCTACATCAGAGCAATACTATCATCAAATATTTTTTCATTATGTACTTGCTGATGGACAAAGAGCACACTGTGCATGGGATAGGGCACGATGAAGGCACCTCTTTTTGAATATCCTACCTATCAATATCAAATTAAGGATTGGGATTTTAAGAAGAAAGGATTGCTAAAGAGGTTAAAGGAGGAGAAGTTTATTAGAACTGACCTCCAAACCTTTGAGACTGATAGACAGACTAACAAGAAATCTTATCTTCATTACTTTCAAGACCTAATCAAAGATGAGTTATGGGAGTTTGTCCAGGAAGCACAAGTCACTTGTAGTATGACTGATGTATGGGCAGTTCGTTATCAAAAAGGAGACCAGCAAACAATTCATAACCATAAGAGTTGGGGATTTACTGGTATTCTTTATGTTGATTATGACCCTAAAGTTCATACTCCCACTTGTTTTGTAGCACCATGGCAAGACCCAAGAAGTGATACTACATCATTAGCATATCCACAGAATGTAAAGGAGGGAACAATCTTTATCTCTCCATCATATACATTACACTTCGTTCATCCCAATCAGGTAAGAAAACATAGGACTATTATTTCCTTTGACTTACTTCCAAAACTACCCGATCATCAATCAGTATAAATAACTGAAAAAGTGGATAAGAATGTCTAAGGTTAGGGCAGACAATTTTACAAATAGAGCAGCAGATGGCGCTCCCACTTTTACCAAAGGTGTTAGCGTCACTGGTGTTATTACAGCAACTTCTGGTTCTTTCAGCGGAAACGTTTCCGTTGGAGGAACTTTAACGTATGAAGATGTAACTAACATTGATTCTGTTGGTGTTGTAACAGCACGATTAGGTATTAGAGTTGGTGCTGGACAAAGTATTGGTTCTGATGGCGCACTAACTTATTACGGTGATGGTTCACAACTTACAGGTGCTGGACTTAATGAGCAACAAGTAACTTTGCTCGGTTGGTTAACTGTATCTGGTTGATAAATAACTAAAAAGTAAAGAAATGGCATTCAGTAACGGAAAACTTAGCAATGTTATTACGATTAATCCTGGCAGCACAGTAGGGATTATTACCGTTGCATCGTCTAAAAAAGTTTATATCAGATCAATTGCAGCATGTGATGTTATTGGGGCAGGTGCTACTGCTCAAGTATTTGTAGTTCAAAATGGTGGAGCAGTTGGCAATGGAACTAAAATGTTTGATGTAACTTTGACGGCAAAAGAAACTGCTCTTATTGAACCGATATATCCGATTGTTCTTGATACTGATGGAGATAAGTTAAGTGTAACTGCTATTGGTAGTACAGTTAATATTTTGATAACTGGCGATAAGGAGGCATGATATGGCACCATTTAAATCTATAGCAGGTAGAAACCTGGGCAAATTAGTTAAATCTTATCTTACATCTAATATTGGAGAAACTATCTCTGGTGGTGGAGTTACAGGTACTATTGCTGCAACTGGTGGAACAGTAGCAACTCCAGGAGATGGATTCAAATATCATATGATAACTGCACCTCTGGGCGCAACATTGTTTGAAGTGACCGCTGGTGGTGGTACAGGGGATATTTTAATTATTGGTGCTGGTGGTGGAGGCGGTGGCGGATATTATGCTGGTGGTGGTGGTGCTGGAAAAGTTATTGAAGGAGTAAGTATTCCCATTCAACCAGGAATCGTGATTGTAACTGCTGGAGATGGAGGTGTTGGCGGGGATGGTCAGAACACACCGGCAGGCAATGGCCAAAGTAGTAACTTTGGTCCAGTAATAGCTTTAGGTGGCGGCGCTGGTGGTAGCGGACCAGGGATCAACAACGATGGTGCAGATGGTGGATCTGGTGGCGGTGCAAGTTATTATGTAAGTCCTATAGAATCAGGTGTAGGAATAGCTATTACTTTCTCTGCAGTAACAGGATATACTGCATATGGAAATAATGCAGCAACAGCTAGGATTCCAGGCATTGTAGGTGGTGGTGGTGGAGGTGCCGGTGCCGCTGGTTCAGGGACCGCTGGTGGTGATGGGATAACAGTTAATAGGTTTCCTGCATCAAATATTCCAGTTTTAGCACCTGTTATTCCTGTTATGGGGCCTCTGCAAAATCAATATGGTGGAGGCGGTGGTGCTGGTCCTGGCGGCACTGGTGGTGTTGGAGGTGGTGCTAATGGTGGTGGCAGCATTGGTCCATCAGCAGTAAACTTTCTAGGAGGAGGTGGTGGTGGATCCAGTGGGAGCTCCACCTATGATGGTGGAGCTGGTGGCCCTGGTATTGTGGTAATCAGGTATCCATCTTCTTAACCACTTTTAGAACTGTCCACTCAAGACCTCGCAGGCAACTGTGAGGTTTTATAATAAATTAATATCTGGTTGTTTTGGTATTGGTATTAATACCAGATATGAAGCATAAATAACTAAAAATATAAACTCATGTCTAGAGTAAGAGCAGACAGATATGTAGACAAAGGAGGTTCAGGCGCTCCTCTATTTCCTAACGGAGCAGTTGTAACTGGTGTGGCAACTGCAACCACGTTTAGTGGGACATTAAGTGGTAATGCTACCTCGGCAACTAATGCTCAGGGATTAACTGGAACACCAAGTATTGTAGTTGGTTCAGTAACAGGAACCACTGGTACATTTAGTGGAAATGTATCTGTTGGTGGTACACTTACATACGAAGACGTAAAGAATATAGATTCAGTTGGTATTGTAACTGCCCGAACTGGTATTAAAGTTCTTGCTGGTGGTGCTAATATCGTTGGAGTTACTACAGCAGCATCAGGTATTGACCTGAATGGAACTTTAAGAGAGAAAGTTAATGTAACTGCTGGTAAGTTGAGTGATAATCTCAATATTGACCTTGCTAATGGTATGGTTCATCTGTTTACAACAACAGAGACAACAACATCAACACCGAATATTAGAGTAGATGGATCAACATCATTGAATAGTGTGATGGCAATTGGAGAAAGTGTCGTCGCAACACTCATCACAACAGCAGCAGCTGCTGCTTATTCTGCAAACATTACCATTGATGGTAGTGCGGTAACAGAAAACTGGGTTGGTGGTAGTGCCCCATCTGATGGTGGAAGTTCAGGTGTAGATATTCATTCCTTCACTATTATCAAGACGGCAGACGCAACATTTACCGTAATTGCTAATCACAGTAAGACTTCTTGAGGAGGATAATTAATGTCAGTTTTTAACAATTTCTTTCATGTAAAGCAATCTCCAATCCTTTCTATGCTTGGATTTGGTGGTGGAGGAACTGGACTTGCTATAGGTGGTGGTGGTGGTGCTGGTGCTAGTGGTGGAACAGTTCATACTCCAGGTAATGGATATAACTACCATGTCTTTGTTCATAGTTCTGCAAATACTGCTACCTCCCCAGATCCTATTAGTGGTGGATTTCAAATTTCAGGTGGACCCATCGCAAATTGTGATGTTTTAGTTGTTGCTGGTGGTGGTGGCGGTGGATCAGGATATTATGGAGGTGGCGGCGGCGGTAGTGGCGTTATTGTTGGAACAGGTTTAGACTTACCGGAAGGAACTTACAATATTGAAGTTGCTTGTCAAGGATCGAAGGGATTGTTTCCACCAGGTCCATCTTCTGGAAGTGATGGAGGAAGAAGTGTTTTTGGTGATATAATCCTTCTTGGTGGTGGTTTTGGTGGTTCTGGTCCGGGTGGTGGTGGAGAACCTGGGTCAACTACCGGTAGTAATGCTGGTGGCGGGGCAGCTTCATATACTACTTCTGGAACATCTAATCCATATACAGTACCAACTCCTTATCAACCATATGGAACTTGGACAGTAAATATACACTCCAGACCAACTGTGTCACCGACCATGTATGGAGGAGATGGTGCTGGTGGTGGTGCTGGCGCTAGCACATTTGCAGGTGGTGTTGGTGTTGCCGTTCCTCAATTTGCGGGTCCACTAATTCCAACTATTGCTGCTTCTATACCATTAATGGGACCAACCACTGATTATTATGGTGGTGGTGGATCGGGATACAACTACCCATCTGGCGCGTCTGGTGGTTTTGGTGGCGGTGGTGCTGGTAGTCCTGGTAATGTGGCCAATCCTGCAGCGAGATACCACTTAGGTGGTGGCGGCGGTGGATCAGGAAATCCAAGAGGTAATGGTGGTTTAGGTGGGTCTGGGTGTGTAATGGTCAGAGTTCCAGTATGATGCTATAATATAGTCAATATAGTTTTTATTATGAGAATACTCTCTTTTTCAATAGGACATGATGCTTCTGCAACAATCCTAGAGAACGGGAGAGTTTCTTTTTATCTATCAACAGAGAGAATCACTAGAAAGAAACACTGTGATAGAATTATCCATGTGCTTAAATATCTACACAAGCATGGACACACAAAATTTGATGTTGTCTTAGTTAACTTATATCGTCTTGATGATAGAAAGTTTGAAGATCCTCTTAGAAGATTATTCAAAAAAGAGTTTCAAATTAAAAGAATAGAATTTGATTATGAAAGACATCACATCTACCATGCATATAGTGGTTTTTATAATTCACATTTCAATGATGCGATTTGTATAATTTTAGATGGGCATGGATCTTCAGTATCAAGAGATGGCAAACTCTACACTGAAATTGAAAGTGTTTATTATGCTGACAGAAATGGTATTGTAGAAGAAACAAAAAGATATTCTATTACACCTGGAGATAATCAACCAACCAGTGTTTCTTATCAATTTGAGACCTTATCAAAACAAATAGGTTTTGATTGGTATGGCGCAGGAAAAGTTATGGGTCTTGCACAATACACAGGTTATGAGAATAAACTAGATAATGAGTGGTTAAAACATCTTAATCAATGTAGTGAGGTTCAAAGATCCACACAAGAAGAAGTTATTGCTCTAATTGAAAAGAGCACCCAGAAGTATGACACAAAGAATATTGTATTGTCTGGTGGGTATGGATTGAACTGTGTGGCAAACTATGAATATCTAAAACATTTCCCCGATTACAACTTCTACATTGACCCTGTATGTTTTGATGCGGGCATTTCAATAGGTCAAGCATATTATCATGCAAAGAACCCCAAACCAATGAACAACTTTTATGTTGGTTTGAGAGAGAAGGGATATAAACTAGATGGATTGAATCATAGAAGAGTATCTTATTCTGATGTTGTGGATATATTGTGTGATGGTGAAGTAGTTGCTATGTTTCAGGGCAGGTCAGAAGCAGGACAGAGAGCATTAGGTAATAGATCTTTATTATATGACCCAAGAGTTGAAAATGGTAGAGATATTGTAAATCAAATTAAGCAAAGAGAATCATTCAGACCTTTTGCTGGGACAGTTTTACTAGAAGATGCTAATGAATGGTTTGATATGAGAGGGCTCAAAGATTGCTCATATATGCAATATGCAGTCAAAGTAAAGAGAACTGGCATTGATGCTGTAGTACATGTTGATAACACATGTAGGATACAGACTGTCACTAAGAAACAGAATAAGCACTTCTATAATCTTATTAAAGCATTCAAACATAAAACAAAGGTTCCCATCCTATTGAACACATCATTCAATTTAGGAGGAGAACCATTGGTTGAGACATTTGATGATGCCATCAGAACACTCAAGAAGAGTGATATTAATTATTTGTATTTGCCCGAGATAGGAAAACTTATCAGTCTCGCCAAAACTCCATGTTTGAATATTTACTAATCAACTTAGGTGTAAGAATATCCTCAACTTTATAGTTTGAATGCTTTATTTTCTTATTGAGTTTGTGTAAGTCAGATCCCCAAATACTATCATCATATTTTACACCATTGACTTCAAATTGATTTATATAATTAAATTTATGAGGATAGTGCTCAATGTTTAAAAAATTATAAATTCCCTTAATAGTCTGCTCAGTATTATCCACTAAATCATTATATTCAACTATATGCAAAATATCTCTGTGATTATAAAAAAGATTATTTAATCCAAATAAAGCAGTTTCAATCTGACCTGTTGGTCTCATAATCACTTCACAGAGTAACTCTAACTCGGACTTATAACTTTGATTATATCTTAAATTACTTTGTATCTCCTTCTCTAATTCCTTTCTCCATCTGTCTGGAGAAACTTTAATAAATGAAGCAATAATTTCTACAATATCACGAACTGTGCAAATAACTTTAATGTCACCTTTAATTATCTGTTGAAGTAAATGGATGTTGGAAGGTGTTCCCCACTCTCCACGATCAATAATATATTTTGCATCCCAGTCTTTATAGTAGCAATCAAAACTACCATTTATCAGATTACTTAAAGAGTTGCTATCTGGAAAGTTTTTATATTTTTCTGAATATGAGAACAATGCAGTTTGATATAAATGTTGATCCAAAAAACTATAAGCAGAAACCTTTACATCTGGGTTTTGATTTAGGATGGATGATAGTAAAGTATTGCCAGTTCTTGGGGCACCAATTAAAAAATAATATTGTTTCACAGTTTTATTCTATAATATATCAAATGTAAGGTGTTTTGTCAACTAAATAACTAAAAAGATAATAATGACTTTATCTAAAGCAGCACTTTTAGCCGACATTGCATCAGGAGATGCTTTAACGGTTAATAATGTAAATGATAGAGTTGGTATTGCTTCAACTCTACCAACATCCACACTTGATGTAGTAGGTATCGTTAGCGCAACTGCGTTTTATGGTGATGGTTCTAATCTTGATGGTGTAGCAAGTGCTGGACTTGGAACTGCCATAAGTGAAACTGCTCCTGGTGATGTAATATATTTTACTGATGAAGTAATAAGCGTCCCCAATACTATTACTGTTACCGTTCCTGAAAATGCTAAGGTAGCATATACACAATATCAAGAAGTAGTTGTAGAAACAGGTGCTGATTTCATTATTGATGATGGTGATGATTTTGTCCCTGATATTCTCGGACTTTCAACAGATGTTCAGGTTCCTGGAGTATTAGCAGGTGGTGGTGGTAGAATTCGTGCTGATAACTTCTCTGATAAGTCAGGAAATGGTGCTCCAAACTTCCCTAAAGGTATTGTTGTAAGTGGTATCATTACAGCAACATTGCTTGATCAAAATGTATCTGGCAGTATTACTGCTACTGGAAGCATTAGTGCTGGTTCATCTATTACAGCAACTATATTTCATGGTGATGGATCCACACTCACTAATATTAATATTCCTGCAGGGTTCACTGAACTTGATGCAGCATTGTTTAACTAAATAACTAAAAAGATATACCAATGGGACTCAAAAGAACTAAACTATTAGGAATTCAGGCAGTTACTGGAATTAACACCGTTGGTATTTTGACTGTCGGAGTGACTCAAACTGCCGGTGGAGTTGGTATTGCATCAACCACATACCTGAGAGGTGTGGTAATGCATAATACTGGACTTTCTACTGCAACTTCATCACTTTATGTATATCCAAGCAGTGTAAGTGATGTATCGGTAGGGCAGACGGCATATAGATTAGCAAGAGTTGATTTAAGTTCTAATGAAACATTCTTCTATGAGATGAACTATCCATTGGTTCTGGTAAATCAAGAAAAGATTGTTGTAGAAGTTACACAACCAGCATCAACAGTTGGAGGAGCAGGTATTGGTAGTGCTATCAACTATCAAATCCTTGGTGATACGGATATCTGAGGTAATTAAAAATGGGAGCACGATCTTCACAAAGTAGAGGTCCAGGTCTTAACCAGACTGATGGACACCTCTCAGAATATTTTAGAAATAGTTTTAGTGCTGGCGGAGGAGCAGCAAACCAAAAACCTACAGGACTAACAGCATCTGGTGGTAACATTATTAATGATTATACTGATAGTGGAGTTAAATATAGGTCACATACTTTTAATTCAACAGGAACTTTTGATGTAAGTTCTTTGGCTATTGGTCAATCCAATTCTCTTGATATCTTAGTTGTTGGCGGTGGTGGCGGTGGTGGCGGCGGTTACTATTGTGGTGCTGGAGGTGCTGGAGGTGTTCGTACTAATTTAACTGGATCAGCAATTCAAAATGTCCCTACGGAATATACTGCATCTATAGGTAGTTTTATTGTAACTGTTGGTGGTGGTGGTGATGGTGGTCCAGCTTCTGGTGGAGGAACAGTTGGTTCTGCATCATCTATAACAATTGGTACTGGAATTGTTGCTGCTGGTGGTGGAAATGGTGGTGCTGGTGGATACGTTGCTGTCGGTGGAGGTGGTGGTTCAGGTGGTGGTGGTGCTTACAGTAGTCTTTCAGGTGGCGCAGGTATTGATGCAGGAACTCCTACTTTCCAGGGTTATCCTGGAGGAACAGGAGCTCCAACAGGAGGTGCCGGTGGAGGTGGTGCCGGTGGTGCTGGAGTAGCGTATGTCTCACCACCGGTTGCGTATGCCAATAATGCAGGTGTTGGTACACAATATAATATAACTGGTATATCTTCATTTTATGCTGCAGGTGGATCTGGTGGTGGAGTGAATGGTGCTGCTGGTGTTACACCTAGACAATCTGGTATTGGTGGTAGAGGTCAGAGAAATCACACAAGCCCAGGATCAGCACCAACTGCTGATTTGGACGCACTTTCTAACACTGGATCTGGTGGTGGTGGATGTGATAAAAGAAACACTGGTTTTACTAGAGCTGGTAATGGATCTTCAGGTATTGTGGTAGTCAGGTATAGAGTTTAACCACTTTTAGAACTGTCCACTCAAGACCCCGCAGGCAACTGTGGGGTTTTATAGTAGGTACATACAAGACACAGGGGCATGACCACCACACACAAACTCGTCTTTATTGCATCTTTTATATGGATGATGCAGTGGGGAACCCGTGTAACTTCGCTTGCTATCAATGCATTGTATTGAAATCATCCCTGAGACCTCTATAAGCGCCTGTACTGGTGCTTTAGAATGGTTTCTTATGGAATACCTGTCTGACCACGGATTAGACCTTACAGTAGAGCACAAAGACCTTTCAGATGAGGGTGTAACTGGATGGTGTCTTAAGACAGGAGAAGGCGAGTTTACTATTCAAATCCATCAGGATCTCACTGGTGATGAGTACACTAAAACACTGTTACATGAAATGTATCATGTGTATCAATATCTCAACGGTATGCCTCAATGTGAGATGTGTGCCTATATGAGTGAAGACCAGAACCTTGACAAATTAGTCAATCACCAATAGACTAGGTTTGTCGCCTTTGAAGATCAAGTTCTAGATTACTAAATCAATGAAGACCAAATTCGTCACTGTAAAACCCAAAACATCCAAAGCAAAGAATCGTTTTGCTAATCTGATGGATGATTTACATTCGTGTAGGGTAGAACAAGAAGACCAGGAGAAGATGTTCCTTGCTTCAATCTCTGGAAGGTACTTCTTCTGGATGTCTAAAGAAAATGATCAAAACTGGGAGATTATCAAATGACCATTTCATACAACAAGACCTGGGAAGTGATGAACAACCTAGAGGAATCATTCAATCGTATCACAACAATTGAATCCATGATTGAGGATTTGGTTGCAGCAGTTGATACACAAGATGAAATGGCGATTGTTAACATTAGTCATGCACTCAATGCTTTTATGCCTGTCTATTGTGCTCAGTATCAAAAAGCATCTCAACGTGCTTGGAACAATACAGTAGGAGAAGTCTACAAAATTGATAATCCTTACCGTGTTTCAGAATATGAAGCACCGTCTGAAGCAATGCTTAAATATGATGAAACCACCACAAAATCATTGTATGATGGTATCGACATCGATCTCTCTTAAATCCTATGACTCTTCCTACAAATCAACCAATCAAAGAGCAAGAGGTTATTTCTATCCGCAAAGCAGTTCAGGATGTAGACATTCGTGCCGTACATCCTGATAAACTTGAAACCTTTGCTGCTGACCTTGTAAACAAACTGAAAAATGAGTATCAACCGAAAACTTGAAGAAATCGAACCATGTGATTTTGATGACTTCCTCAAAGAATGTGAAGAAAAAGCAAAAGAACTTGGAGTCAATCTTGATTACTACCTTGAAGAGTTTGTTTAATGAGTATGACTGACGAAGAAGTTTTGACCATTGCTATTATGCAAGTGGACAATTTAGTTACTTTACTGGATGGTAATCCATATAAGAACTATCTGTACAATCATTTGTCTCCAATCAAATATGAGTTGGATAGGCAGTTGACTAATTTAGTCACAACTGCTAAAATGGAAACACAAACCAATAAGGAGTAATGAAGTACTATTACAGTGTAGAACATTTTGTTCCATTTCCTCAATCAGAATATGGAGGTCTATGGAATGTCATTGCTGAGAGTGATGAGCAATGTTTTGATATTATTGTTTGTGAAGACGATGATCTAAACATTGGATGCTATGGTAAACTAAGAGAAAATATTACAAGGGCATCTAAATATGCTTTACTAGACTCTACTGAGTCTAGATTAGTCACGAACTTCATTACTTAAACAAAATGACTGTCGAAAAAGACCCAAACGATAAGTATTCTGATTTCAAAGTTGATCTTCACTGCAATGAGAATCATTCAGAAGATGAATGGGATTCAGAGCACGATGGTAAGATTGCTGACTGGCATAATAGACATCAAGATAAAAAACTAGACAAGTTTTGCGATGATCATCCAGGTTCTCCAATGTGTAAAGTGTTTGACCTATGAATGAATATCAATCCAGAGCACTTGATCTTATGATTGAGAGCATTCTCAAACCTGATAGTAAACTTCGTGGGTGTGCTTATAATCAGTTCTGTGAAAAAGAATTGATGGGTTGGAGAGAACTCATGCTCGATACACTATATCATTATAAGAAAACCGGTGAAGTACCTACTCAAGTTCCAACAATCGAAGAAAAAAACATCCCATTTCTCGCAACAGGAAGCGATCTTTTATAATCTTGAGGATGCTATGTGGTATGAACAGTTAGTTCTATCACAAGGAGCAAAAAACACACAAATCCGACCTCTTTAATCATGGAATTCCCTCACAAAGCACCAAAGGGTTATGAATACTGGACAGAAGACTTCAACAATACAACTGTCCGAATATGGATTCGTAATCTAGGTTCATTTGCATATACTGAAGGAAAGTATCCGTCTAGTGTATGGGGATTCTATAATCGTCGGACAAAAAAATATCATGCTCCTATCAATTTCAAAAGACGTGGTGGTGTGGTAAATATTGATGATACCACACCTTTCTCTGCAATGCAGTTGAACTTAACTCCATTAGAAAGAGCATTTCTATGAAAGAACTAGACCCATCTCGAATAACGATTGATACTCCATCAAAACTATTCGCATACGAGAAAATGTCGAGAGACATTGATAACTGTGATGATATTGAAGTCCTAAAAGAAGCACTCCGTTGTTATGTCAAACTCTATTTCAAGCAACAAGAAGTCCTCAAACTCATTGGAGTCCCAGAGTCAGACTGAATATATTCCAAAGATTAATGATTATGTTATTTGGACACGATCAACAGGATCAGTTGATCAGGGGTGGATATATTTTGTAGATGATAAATATTTTACCATTGAGGTTGGTGTAAAACAAAAACCACATTGCGAATATTCAAGAAATACTTTACACTGTAATGAACATACCCTTGTATTATGCCACAAGTGCTATTGGAATCAAATTGAATATATACGTTCAAGAAAAACAATTTATGACGACTAATGAGACATTTATTACTTGCGCTGTTATTCGCAGCAACTCCAGTTTTTGCTGATGACAATAAAATAACTAAAGGATACAACTCCATGGACTCTATGGGTTGTATGTTACTTGGAGAATGCACTGATGGTGTAGAAAAAATATATTCTATGCTTGATATTTCATCTCAGTATCCTAATACAGAAGAGTTTACCGGTGTTACTGGTGAGTTTCATAATATGTTACATTCACTCAATCAAGTTGGTGTGAATGTATTTCTTGCTGACAGTAAGTATTTTCCAGCAGGACATCGTGGTGTCTATCATACTTTATCTAATAACTTCTTCCTGAATAAGGATTACATGGGACAACCTAATGTTCTCATGATGGTAATGCGTCACGAAGGATGGCACGCAGCACAAGATTGTATGGCAGGCACGATTGACAACAGTCTGATTGCTATTATTAAACCAGAGGATGAAGTTCCTATGATCTGGCGTGTAATGGCAGAGCGTACTTATCCTAAGTCTGCTGTACCTTGGGAAGCAGAAGCAGGGTGGGCAGGTAGAACTGAGAACATGACAATGAATGCTCTAGCAGCATGTGCTGGTGGTAATATGTGGGAAGTATACCCTCCCACTCCTTTGACACGTAAGTATCTGGTAGACTTCGGATATATTAAAGACTAAAATATCCATGTGGAGAATATGGGCGAAGGCACTTGGTCAAAAAGATGGTAGAGATGTAAAAGAAGCGGATAAAATTGCCATTATCCGCACTTTTATTATGATTCAATTAATTATAACTAACTTCTTTATTATTGCTGGTAATGTTAAAAATCTCTGGTTTGACAGCAAAAGCACAAAATGTAGCACAATAAGCATAAATAAGAACACTGTGCCACCCAATAAAGCGGTATAGTTCTATTGACTTCTGTATGGAAATATCTTACTATATTAAAGTAGTTCAGGAGTTCACCAATGCCTTTCGCTTTCGTTCCGCAAAAAACTAAATATCGTGTGACGCTAGAGTTGGATGTGATGGATGATTTCAATCCATACAATATCAACTGGGAAAAGTGTCTAGACATTCAAGGTGGTGAAAAAGTAACTCCATACATTGAAGATCTCAATGCCCCTGATGTTTGGTGATATTTAGTCATTGAGAGACTAAATATAATATATTAGTCTCTCAATCATGGCATATTATCTTACTAAACCAAGCATAATTGAACCTACTAAAACTGTGTATTATCACGGTGGCAATCGCTGGACTGATGAGTCAGTTGGTAAAGTAACTTATTCATCAAAAGCAAAAGCAAATGCTGCTATTGCTAATCCAGATGGTAAAAATGGTGGATTCACTAATGTAACCGTGGTGCAAGGGTAATGAAAACTTTTCAAGAGTTCATGAGCGAAGTGTATGACCCTGAAGTTCAGGGTCGTTCACAAATAAGAAAGACAGGTGAAGGTGGTAGATTATATCCTTCCAAGAAGAAATCTGATCCTGAGAGACGCAGGATGAAAGCGACTGGTGGCGGTAAGCAAGAACCAGTGCAGTATAAAGACAGAAAAGATATTGGTACTCCTAAACCAAGATCACAAACACAGCAACAACCAACAAAAGAAAGAGGTAGTGCTGAAGTTAAACAATCCTATGCTGATAAAGTAAAAGCAGAAAGGAGAAAAGCAGCACAAGCAAGAGCAGCAGCAAAACAATCTGGTGGAACTACAACAACAGATGAACCTAAATCTAAAGACACTGAAAAGGCAGGAACTAAACTACTAAGTAAGAAGAACCCTGAGAAACCTGTATCACCTGATTATAAACCAGCAAAAGCGTCTGGTATGACACGCCAGGAGAGAATGAAGCAGCAACGTGCAGGTGAAACTATGTTGCGTGGTATCTTCAAGGACCAAGAAACTGCTAAGTATAAGAAAGAAACCGGTCAAAACCCTGATGCCAAAGGTAGAACCAAGATTATGGGTAGAGTTCACGCAAGAATGAAATGAAGACATTCCAAGAGTTTTTTAGCGAAGCAATTGAACAACAAACACAAACAAGTTACGGCAGTGGTTCTACACCACAGTCAGGAACTCAAGGTGGTTCAACTAAACCTTTCAGGGAAAGACCTAGACTTGGTTTAAGTTTAGGTTCTGGAGATAATAAAAAGAAAGGTAGAAAAGCAACGCCTAAAGAGAAGCAAAACATTGCTAAGAATGCTGGTCAAGAAGTAAAGAATGCTGGACAGAATACGGCAGGTTCTACACAATCAAGAAAACCTCAACCATATAGAAGTTCAAAACCTGCTGATAAATCATCTTCTAAGGGCGGTGCAATCGCAAAGGTAAGTAAACCTCAACCTGCTGTTAAAAGACCTGCTACAGCGTCTTTTAGACCCCAATTAGGTACAGCACAAAGACCTGATCTTATGAAAGGTAAGAAAGCATCCCCGCAGTTAAGTTCATCTCCAGAACGTAAGAGTTTGAGTAGTTCACCTGTAAGGACTGCACTCAATGCTGCACCTCAACGCAAGGCACTTCCTGGTAGTTAAAGTTAGTAACCTCTAAAGTTCCTCTGTAGTGTAAGACACACGATGACATGAACAACTCTTCACAAGTGCTCCGCGAACTTCAGGAACTGCGTAAGGTATGGCGCACACAAAACTTCTCTTATACTAAAGAGCAGCAGTCACGTTACACTGAACTGACTGAACTTCGTCGTGCATTTGTAACATATTGGAAGGAGAATAACCTTGTTTGGGTTGGTCCTTCTAACGTAGGCAAAGCATCAACTGAAGCACCTGCTGCTTGATATGTTCATGGACAAGATTGATACTCAAGGCATGAGTTTGCCTGGTAATGGTAACATTACCTCAAATCGAAAGTTTCCCCCTATGCCTGTAAAGAAACGCACTATCTTTACACCAGAGGAACGTCAGGAACTCAAGGACATTATCAATGAAACACTTAACGAGAGAGACGATCATGGCGCATGAGTATGATTTGACAGAACAATCTGACCTTGATATGTTAGATGAGGTTGATGGTGAGTATTACAATTGGGACCAGAATCACTCTGGTTTCTTGTGGTTGACTGATGAATGCTTAAAGAAGTATGGATTATCAGAGAAAGATGTTGAAGCAATTGATTGGGATATTTGGAATAGTGATGATGATCTGGAGATGAGAGATAAAGGGTTCAAGTGGGACTTTTACATCTCACAATATGCCTCAGTGCATGATAAGGATGGAAAGTATCTTCGTGATTGTACTTATGAAGACTGGGAAGTATGTAAAGCAAATGGCATCAAAGAAGAAATGTTATCTGACCCAGGTTGTGAGATTATGGGATGGTGTAACGGATAATATACTTTTATCTTTATTCTCTTTACTAACTAACAAAAATGTATTACGATTGTTCTGGTGCTTGGATTGACTCACGCGGTCGCCGTCACAACTTCAACATAGAATCTGACCGTTCTGAACGTTCTTTCGTTGAAGATTTGGTGGAATCAATGTATCCTGCCGAAAAGGTTATTATTAACTCTGTGCGTCCAGTCTGTGACTAATAAAGTTAGTAACCTCTAAAACTCCTCTATAGTATGAGCACTTCTGATCTTATGACATTTGATTTTGAAACAGAGTATCACTGGGGTGCTCTTATGGTAAAACTTGTTCCTATGTTTTGCATGGATGTTTACAAAGCATCCGATGATGAGTTAGTATGGGTTTTTGATGTGAACAACCCTAAGAATGGGTATCATGTCCCTGCTCGCAATCTCTCCACCTATTCTTATTGATTATGTACTCAAAAGATCTTGAAAAAAGAATAGATTCTTTACTGATTAATAGAGGGATCAAAGGTCATGTTGCTGCTGATAGGTTTCGTCAAGATTTTAAGGCATATCTTTGTTATTTTGATGTAGTTACTGATGGAGATGCCGAGAATACTCTCTCCCTACTTGAAGATGAAAGCAATCTTACAAGCACTGATATTTTAGGCACTAATTTTCGTAAGTCATTGTGGGATTTAGTGCCAGAAAAACTGAAGGGAGATATTATATTTCCTCTTCTCTTTGAAGTCTTATTGTCAAACAAAGGAAAGGGTATTGGCAAGGGTGAGTTGATTCTTCCTCTTATTTTTTCTGATTACCAGTTTTCTGTCAATAATGATGGTAGATATGGTGCTAATAGAAAATCTGAGTTGAAAGATGATGGTGCAAGTCTAAAACCTATTAAAACTGGTGTTACTGATAAGGGTTTAGTTGATAAACTGAATGATAAGTATTTTGAAGGACATGCACCAGGATATAAAGATGCTAAAAAGTTCTCCGAACATGTAAAGTCAGTTGAAAAACCTGAAGTTTATTTTGATTACTTCAGTGAACTTTATCCTGGTTGTGATATTACTCAACTTTTTGAAGATGTAAAGAAGAACTACAAAGATCCTGTAAAGTTCAATACTGCTGTCGGAAAGTTTGCTCTAAAGCAGTACAAAGAAGTTGACAAATGGGACAATATCATGTATATTAAAGATAAGACAATGGAAATTGTCAATATAGCAGATCCATCTATTATTGATGGTCTCAATCTAAAGTTCACTCCAAAGTTCAAACGTGGTGGTGATACTCAAGCGATTGCTGATGGATATGTCAATGTGAAAATCTAATGGTTGACAACTGACCCCAACTAGTTGTATAATTACTATCATGTTGGTGCCGCAATGGCATATGCCAACACTAAACAAAGGAGAACAAAATGAATTACGATTCCCAAAATGATGGTCTGGTAAATTTGCTGGACTTTGCAAAAAATCTTGGTATTGCTGGAATAAGAAAAGAAATAAAACCAGATGATTTTCCTCCCATTGTAGATGTAGTGTTAAGTCAACTCTACATTGATGAGAAATATCAACGACTTCTCATTGAAGCTATGATTAAAAAGGCAGGAAGATTTGATCCTAGTCTTTATAGTCCTCTACGTCTTTATCGTCGTCCAGACGGAAAATTTGCTATTGTTGATGGACAACATGAGAGTGTATTAGCAGCAATTTACTGCATGAATCCAGAGACAATGACACTTCAAGCACAAGTATTTGAGCATGATCCAAATGCTAGTAACGAAGAATGTGTAGAAGTAGAGGCAAAACTATTCAAAGAAGTTAATGTCAACCGCACAGCAGTAAGTCAGGTTGCTCAACTTCGCACAGATATTGCTGCTAGTGTTAAAGAAGCAATGCAAGTTCGTGATACTTTAGTTGAACTGGGTGTTCATGTTGAAAAAATTGGTCATTCAGAAGGATATTCTGTAAAAGGTTATGCTAAACTGATGGAAGCAGTGAATACTTATGAACTTTCAACAGTAAAAGAAGCAATAAAGTATTACAATCAACTTCTTACTTCTACTAAATCAGCAAGCAAGTGGAAAACTAAAAAGAGTGTTGATCTTCAGGGTTCAATGATTGGAGGTCTATCTGCTGTCGTGTATCTCAAAAATTCATTGAATAAAGGTACATCAAGACGCACTGGATTGGTGAACTTCATTGAATCTGAACTCATTGCAAATAAACTCACTCCCAAAGAACTTGCAGATAAAACCGCAGGAAACGCTCAATTTGTGTTGATTGCCCGTCGTTTTGTTGATGAGTATCGTTCTGCTCTTGCATATGGTGCGATTGAAGGATCTCCAATAGGAGAGGATACACTCGCTAACTATGGTTTGGGAGATCCATCTAAAGTTAAAACGACAAACAATAAAACCGAAGAAGATTCTGAATGAAACCTCTCTTTATTTGGGCAGGTGGTAAGACAAAGGTGCTGAAACATTATGCACCTTTTATGCCATCTTCCTTTGAAACTTACTATGAACCATTCTTTGGTGGTGGTGCAATGTTTGTCTATGTGATGAACACCTACCAACCAAAGAATGCTGTGATTAATGACATCAACTCTGATGTTGTTAACATCTACAAAGCAATCAAGACTAACCTGGCAGAGTTTCAACAACGTCTGGACAGTCTTGAATCTCAGTATCTACCATTGAGCAAAGATGATCGTAAGAAGTTTTATTTTGACATCAGACATCTTCACGGTTGGGAGTATAAAGAATGGAACAAGACATTTGAGGCAGCAACATTATATTTCCTGATGAAGACTGGGTTTAATGGTATCTACCAACTCAACAAGAATACCAACGGAAGATATGGAACTCCTGCTGGATTGTTGAACCAAAAGGATAAAGTTTATGATCGTGGTGTATTGAACTGGTGGCATAATGCACTTCAGAATGTAACTATCAAGACAGGAGATTGGAAAGATTCAGTGAATAATGATCCGAATGGATTTTTCTTCTTTGATCCACCCTATCGTGATAGTTTTGCTGATTATGGCAATGGATTTGGTGATGATGCACTGTCAGACCTTCTTGACTTTGCCGATATGCAAAATTTAGTTTTTGTTGCTAACCGTGCTGATGATGACTGGTTTGATAATCAATCAAGGTCAATGAATGTCCATTACTTTAATATCACTTACACTGCGGGACGTAGAAAGAAAACAGAGGCAGGATATGAAGCAAAGAAAGCAAGAGAGATATTGTTATACAAGACCAAGAATCATTTCATATAATTGTTAGTAACCTCCAAAACTCCTTAGTAATACAGCAACGAACTTAATGACCGTAAGTCTTCGCCCTCATCAGCAAGAAGCACTCAACGCACTACAAACTAACTCTATTGGTCAATGTATCTTTCCCACTGGTGGTGGTAAGACATTGGTTGCAATTATGGATGCGGTAAAGAGATTTGAAGTCTCTAGTCCTCGTACCATTGTTGTTGTGTGTCCTCGCATTTTGTTGGTTGAGCAACTCTCCAACGATTTTCTTGAGCAGGTAACTAATGCTAACGTCCTCCATGTTCACAGTGGTGAGACTAAGCATTTCAAAACTACAAAGACTGATCGTATCAAACTGTTTGTTGATATGTGTCAAACAGTGCGTGAGCATGTTATCATCTTCACCACATATCACTCTCTGCATCGTATTGTAGACGCAAACATTGATGTTGATACGATTTACTTTGACGAAGCACACAATAGTGTTCAACGTAACTTTCATGAGTCTGTAAAGTATTTCTCTCGTCGTGCTGATCGTTGCTACTATTTCACAGCAACACGCAAGACCTCGGTGACTATCAAGAAACCAGGAATGAACGATAGAGAGATCTATGGGGACATCATTGCTAAAGTTTCTGCACCTAATCTTGTTCAGGGTGGATATATCTTGCCGCCTAAAGTCAAGGTGATTCAGATGGGTAAGCACGACAAAAAGAGTCTGACTCCACACATTGAAAGCAACAATGTGATAGAAACTATTGATCAAATCAGTATCAAGAAGATTCTTGTTTGTGTCAAGACTAGCAGACAACTTATCAATCTGTTTCAGACAGATTTTGCTGATGACCTCAAAGAGCGTGGATACTCTTACCTCTATATCACATCCAAGACTGGTGCGATTGTTGACGGTAAGAAAGTATCTCGTGAGAAATTCTTTGAAGTTCTTAATGCTTGGGGCAAAGATACTAACAAGAAGTTTGTTGTACTTCATCGCTCTATTCTGTCTGAAGGTATCAACGTCAGTGAGTTGGAAGCAGTCGTTTTCCTACGCAATATGGATGTGATTGAGATGACTCAGACTGTGGGTCGTGTGATACGTTGCGGAAGCGATTCTAAGACCTTTGGAATGCTCTGTGTGCCTGTTTACAGCAATGTGGGTATATCCACCGAGAAAGCATTGCAAAGGGTTGTAGACATCGTTTTTGAAAAGGGTGAAGTTCTTGATAGTGTGGTGCGCCGATGAAGATAACATATATCAAGACAAGTGTGCTTGATGCTAAACCATATGAGGAAGGATTCATCGTTGGAAACTATGATGACCCTATGATGTATGCTGCTGTACCTATTGCTGGAAGCACAACTAAACTCGCTATTGTTCATCAAGCAAATGTTCTCAAAGTGTGTAGAAACAAACAATCAGCAATCGCCTTTATAGATAAACACAAGAAACGGAGAAAGAAATGAAAAAGTGTAAAACATTGCGTGAACTTGATACTTATGTAAAGGCACTAATCCGTAAGCACGGTGATACTGGACCTTGTGCTGCATGGGTAATAACGAACGATGATTTATTGACCGAAGATGATAATAGTGATAAAGAGGTAATACTTGCTGCTAATGAAGCAAAAATGGTACTAGCAGAGATTAACTCTAGTGACCATGATTATATCGTTGATGAAATATTAAGAGTTGTTGATAATGAACTATCAACGAGAGGATTCTAATGTATAATTGTTAGTAACCTCTAAAGTTCCCCTGTAGTATGAATAACACTACAAACAACCCTTACGTGGACACCCTGATTGAAATGGGTTATGATAAACAGGACGTACAAGTTGCGTCAACAATGTTTCAAAAGAAAACGTTTCCATGTGTGATTCATGGTCGCACATTTGAGACTGAAGAACAATACTATCAGGAACTTCACGAATACATGAACGGAATGTAAATGAAGCGATTAAGTGATTCTAATCACTTCACGATTATTATTAGTAACCTCTAAACTTCCTCTATAGTATGCCAAACACTCACTTAGAACACGCTGAAGACACCATTTTGACTGGTGATCTTTCTATCTTTGATGCACTTTATAGCAATGCTTATCATATTAGTTTAAAGATGGATGGTGCTCCTGCTGTTGTATGGGGGACTAATCCTGCTAATGGTAAGTTTTTTGTTTGTACTAAAGCAGCATTCAACAAGAAAAAGATTCGACTTTGTTATACAACAGAGGACATCTTTACACACTTTGGACATCAAGATGATGTAGCAGATATATTGTATCTTATGCTGAAATATATGCCTCGCGTTGATGGTGTATATCAGGGTGACTTCCTTGGGTTTGGTAGAACAGAAGTATTTTCAAATAACACACTAACATATATCTTCGGAGAGAAAATCTATCAGAAACTTGTTATCGCACCACATACAAAGTATTACATTGATGGTGAACTATGTGATGCTGCACCGCTTCCGATTCGTACAAACTTCGATGATACTCCACATGTCAAGTTTGTGATGCCAATTGTTGATCGTATTGCATCGCAGATTGAACCGCCTATTATTAACACAGACACAGTAAAGTTTCTATCACCTAAGCAAGCAAATCGTGCGAAGCAAGCAATCAATCAGTTGATTAAATCTGGTGTTGAGTTAGATGATGGAGTTCTCACAACTATCTTACGTTGTCCACATCTTACAAACTTATATCAGTGGGTGATTGAACTGAAAGAGGACGTGATTGATAGTATGATTGTATATTCTGACTTTGATACATTTCTCCCTGATGGTACACAAACTGTAGGAGAGGGTTTTGTATATTGGAGTGAGGAAGGTGCGATCAAGTTAGTGAACCGTACTGTTTTCAGTTATGTAAACTTCACAGAGGGCAAGTTTAATAGGTAATAATGTTAGTAACCTCTAAAGTTCCCCTATAGTATGAGAAACACCTACGACGAAATCCTGAGAATCTGGAACAACGAAACTCCTGATGATTTTGCTATCTTCAGTGATCTTTACTATCGAATGTTTGGCGAGGACTTTGACATTCCTTACGAGACAGATTCAACCCGTTCTTCTTTTTTCCCTTACGACTGATACTAACTCATTCATTCACTAAATCACATGCCTATCTGGAATTGCTACGGTTACGACAACAAAAAAGAGATGCACGATGTGCTCTCTTACATGAGAGAAACTGCTGCTGAAGCATATGCAAGATGCACAGAATTACATCCAAACTTTGAGATTATTACAGTCAAACTTCGTCCTGAGTAACACTTACTCATTCATTCACTAACTAACATCGTGCATGGACAAATATATTTTAATTATTGTTAGTAACCTCTAAAGTTCCTCTATAGTGTAAGCACTTCTCAAACCATATGCAACTCTCAAACTCCGTCTGTATCGTTGATTTCTTCCCTGAGGCATTCATTGCTGAGGCAGATGAAGTCAAAGGCATGAAAGTTGTCATCAAACGTTTCGTTAAGCGTGTCACTTTCCGTGTTAATGGTATGAAATCCTACAGTGTTGTGGGTATGATCGATGCCAAGCACGAATGGGCAGAACGTATTGCTGGAGGTGCTGAGGTAACTAACTACCACACCGACAAAATGCCTCGTGAAGAGTGGGCACCCATGGCATGTGTGGGGTGATTCCCCTCACTCACTGTAAACTCTTAACTAACATCATGCTGTATTCTGTCATCGGTGGGTATCACTCCCAAAACGAAGATTTCAAATCAATGATGATTTTCAAGGATGAACTATCTGCGATTGAATATGCAAAGTATCTTGAATATGAGGATGGTTATGATTATACTCTAACCAAACTTCATGAAGTTAAAACTATTAAAAATCTTCATAAAGAACAAGGTTATCATCGTATTGTAACTGCTAACTAACATCATGCTCAAAGGACAAGTTCTCAAAGTCGTCGGTGAAACTTCAATGAAAATTGATGCTAACATGACACGAATGGAAAAGTTTGAAGTATTCTGTCGAGTATGTGATAGATTACTTAAGGATGGAAGAATCAGTTCTGCTAAACATTATGCATGGACAAATATATTTTGATTATTGTTAGTAACCTCTAAAGTTCCCCTATAGTATGAACACAACTACAAACAACAACAAAATGCTTCTGAACGACTCTGCTTTCGTAAATGCTCTTCAAGGGTTACAATCCTTTGTATTAGAGACAGGTGCCGATATTGATATGGCATATGACTGGGTTTCTGATCAAAGTGGAATCTCTTCATTCTGTCATGATCCTGCGGCATTTGATTGTTTCTATGATGTGTTTATGGAGGCATCAAACTGAATCTTAAAGAACAACTTAACAACCTTACTATTTTCAAAACTATGACTACAGTTGAAATCAACAAAAGTATCATGGAGTTAAACTTCAGAAAAGAGAAACTTCAGAATGAAGTTGAGGACATTCAATCACAGATTAACTTTCTTGTTTGTATGCGAGAGAATGAAAAGATGAACGATGATGAACGTTCAGGACAGTCTCTATTTGATCAAATGTTTGGAGGTTGATGAGATGATTGTATTAACTTGTGATGATCATGGTTGTGCCTATTCAATTGATAGTGAGGGCACACTATACTATACTCCACAATACAATGATGGAAGTATTAATGTAGAAGATTGGGATGAAGTTGATCATATGGCATTATTAGGAGAGGAGGATGATATTCAAGCATTAATTGAGGAAGTTCATGAACAACTGATTGTGATAAGTAAATCAATCGGGGAGTATTATCAGGCATGAAGAAGTTACAAATCACGAAACATTTACAATCCGAAGGTTATCATTTAATACGACAAAAGACACATAAGATATATTATAATCCAGAACTTAACGAAAGGATAGTTACATCAAAGACACCATCTGATCGTTGTTCTTATAAGAATATCATACAGCAAATAGAAAGAATCAAGAGAAAGCATTATTGTTAGTAACCTCTAAAGTTCCTCTATAGTGTAAGCACTTCAACCAATCATGAGAACCATCACCAAAGCACAGGCATTAGATCAGTTCCGATACAACTGGAAAGTATCAACCAAGGGTACACGGAGAGCAACTGATAGCATCGCAAAACGTGAAGCATGGAGTATCTATACTGATGCACTTTGTAAGGAAGGACATATCACCATGAAAAAATATGAGTCATGGTCTAACCCTTTCTGATTCAAATCACATCACAATCATCACAATCAACTATGAAACTTTCAACTGTATATTATCATCTCTCTCAGATGGAAACAGGTAATCAATGTATTAAGTTCATTGATTTAATGGTAGAACACGGTTATTTAAAACTCCGTTGATTCTTCCCTATTAAAGTTAGTAACCTCTAAAGTTCCCCTATAGTATAGACATCACTCAAACTCAAATGCGTAAAATCGAATCCCAAATGTGCCAAGCAATCCAGTCAAATCAAAACTGGTCTAATGCTAATACAACAGTTCACTTTAATGAAGAGACAGGAACCTCAATCGTTCGTCTTCATGGTAACAAGATTGCGGAAATCACTGATGATTCGATGACAATTTTTGATGGCGGTTATCAATCAACTACAACAAAATCCAGACTTAATGCACTCTGTTCTGAGTTCTGTGAGAGAGGAGAAGGTGTATTTCAGAAAGACTTTCAGTGGTATGTAAGACTTTTCGTAGGAGCAATCAATGGAAAGAATGTATTCAAGAACGTAACATTCACTAATGGTTATGTCTTCTCATGAGAATTATCTTCCTTGCTATCTTCATTATATTAGGTGCTAATCTAATGATTGATCTGTTAGATAGTAATCTTACAGATACAATCAATGAAAGGAATGAAGCACTCGAAAGACTACTTAATCCACCATCAAAAGTAATCCAATGACTATCACCAACACCGAAAAACTTGAAGGACTTAAGCAACGCTATGCTGAGATGATTGTAGAAGGAATGGATATTAAGTCTTTAGTTACTCTTGCTGTGGATACTATTGTTGAAAACCTTAAAGATTATGAAATGGATGACATTAAAGAAGAGGTGATTGATTGCTATGATGCTCAGACTTGGTTTGGTTTGAATCCCTAAGTATCACCTACAAAACACCCATAAATAACATGTTTTCATTAAAAAAACGTTTATTAATGTTATTTTAAATGTATATGTGTGTTTTGTTTGTTTTCCACAACCCTGTTGAAAAGGTGGGGTTATATGTGGTTTAATCACTATAATCTGTGGAGAAACCCCTTACTTAACCCTCTTCCTATTTGTTACTTAAGTCTCTAGAAACTCTCATTCTTATTGTTATCTAAGACCGCACTATATCACACTTTCTCTCAAAAGTCAACAGCACCAGCAACATTTTTCCCCCACAGGACTGCACTTGACTCAGAGTCATATAGGTGCTACAATATAAGGGAAAGACTGAGAGATAGTAACAGGGTATTATTGTTAGTAACCTCTAAAGTTCCCCTATAGTGTAGGGACGCAATCACGCATGACCATCATCATCACAGACGAGCACCGACGCATCAACAGTATCATGGAAAATGCCTGTGAAAAACTGATGGATTACTCAGACTTCCTACGCTCAAAGAATAAGGTTTCGGGTATACTTGACGAGTTCCAAGCAACACAAGTTATTTGTGATTCTATGGCGGGGGATATGACTTTAGAAGATCTGGATGTTATGGACGAACCAGATATCTTCAAGATGTGCCTTGATGAACTTAGAGCACTATCTAACAACTAACACACAGTCCTAAGTATGACTTTAAACTGCTTACTAACTCACATTTTTCTTCTTCATTATGTCTCGCGAACTTCTTCTTGGTATGCTGTCTCAGGGTAACACTGGCGCAGAAATTCTGAGTATCCTCGATGTGATTGCCGATGAGGCACAATCTATCGATAACTCAGACGCATCAGAGGGAACACTTAACGCCATTGATTTCTGATACTATGTGAATCTTACAGTGCCCTCTTTGTTTGACACATAGGGGGCATATATGCTATACTTACAGTGTTGTGAATCCGACAGTATTATGGCGGATTTATGATGGCGAAACGCGGAGCGTAGCGTACCCCTAAGGTAAGGTAAGGTTAATATAAAGGACCCCCCCTTCCTTAAAACGTTCTACTACCCTAACCTACAAAAGTGTGTACCCGTGAGTTCTATATAAAGCGACGATGTAAAAAAAGTTATGATAAAATTTTCCCCAGAAAAAATTGGGACCAATAAAGTTTTTCACATATATCTAAAGAGTGATTGTGTAATGCATAATCTATCTGAGGATAAGTTTAAAGAGAGTTGGGAGATCCTCAATACGATAGTTGGTTTTATGAAGACTGATTATAGTATTGAGGATTTAACATATGAGGCAGTAGAAGAAACCGCCCATGGAATAGAGGAAAGTTCGTATTGACTTTCTCTACATAATACGTTAAAATACAGATTGAAGTGGAGTGATTTAATTCCGATGGCAAAAGGATTTACAGTAAAGGCAAAGACGCCTGTGAAAGCATCAGAGGATTCCAAGGAAGAATGGGATTATGATGCGATCAAAGCAAGAATGAAAGGTAAGACGATTGTATTCTGTTTACCAGGGAGGGGATGTTCATATACGTTTATGAAAAACTTTGTTCAACTATGTTTTGACTTAGTACAAAACGGAATGAGCATTCAGATTTCACAGGACTATAGTTCAATGGTGAACTTTGCCCGATGTAAGTGTTTAGGCGCGAATGTATTGCGTGGTCCTAGTCAGATTCCATGGGATGGAAAGTTACAGTATGATTATCAGTTATGGATTGATAGTGATATTGTGTTCACCTCAGAGAAGTTCTGGCAGTTATGCGATATGGCAATTACTGAAGACGGCACAGAACGAGAGATTGTATCTGGGTGGTATTCTACAGAGGATGGTCGCACGACATCAGTAGCACACTGGTTAGATGAGGATGACTTCCGAAACAATGGGGGAGTTATGAATCATGAGATGGTTGATGGCATACAAAAACGGCGGAAACCCTTTACTGTAGATTATACAGGATTCGGATGGGTAATGATTAAGCACGGTGTCTTTGAGAGTCCAAAGATGACATATCCATGGTTTGCGCCTAAGATGCAAGTCTTTGAATCTGGTGCGGTACAAGATATGTGTGGGGAGGATGTCTCATTTTGTTTAGATGCTATTGAGGCAGGATTTAAGATTTGGTGTGATCCAAGGATTCGTGTAGGTCACGAAAAAATGCGGGTAATCTAAGAGTTATCATGGCAAATCAATTTCAAGTTGATCGTTCAGAAGAGTTTGCTTCAAAGATGACACTTATTACTGAAGTATCTAGTGATAAGTATTTGAAGCAACATCAAAGAAACCAAGAGGTAAAGAGAACCTTAGAATCACTTTATACTGATAGGAGCATTTAAGTTATGGCAAAGATTAGAAAATCTCTATTGGGACAAACAATGATTGAGTCTCAACCTAAGATGACTCGGCAAGGATCAGGAAAGCATACAAAGTATGCTGCTAGTAGTCGTAATGGAAAACCAAAGCGTTATCGTGGTCAAGGGCGATAATATATCAAAGAGACCTTCGGGTCTCTTTTTTTGTCTAGATACATATGTGTAACATTAGAGTATACTATGGCTTGTTTGATTACTAATCTACCATCAGTAGAAGTATGGGTTCGTAAAGAATACTTAACTGATCATACGAGTGGATGGGGCGAATATGTAAAAGGTGTTTGGGTATCATGTAAAAGTATACCTGGTCGTGCGTTTTATTTTGAAACTTATCTACCAGAATATGGTGCGATGTATGATAAGTTACCAATTAGTGCATTCTTATCGCAACCAAAAAAACCCGACCCCGATATGAATCTACAGAACTTACAGTTTTGGAACTGTATGGATTATGGTGTTGTAGCGATTCAAAAGCAGTTTATAGGGTCCATGGACTATGAACTGTATACAAGAGATCACGGGACCGTTAAGGGTACATACGTGTGTACTCTAGATAACTATCATCAGGACCCTGATATAGTTGATTATGCAACCAGTGAGAATCCAGCAGAGCATAAGTCTCATAATCTAATACAACTAGTAAATGGACAATATGCTTTGTATCCTAATAATAGAATGAGAATATATGATAATAGTCTTACACCAGCAGAACCAAAGAAACCTGACTTTAAAGTCTCTACTGAATACTATCAGGTTGAAAATGGTTATGACCGTATGGGATTAGGAGATCAGGAGTCATACTTCTGGAAAACACAACAAGACATTAAGAGAGGAAACAACGATGCCTGAGAATAACTTTTTAAGGGAGATTGCAAATGATGAACAAACTCCTAGACAACTTAAGAAAATTAATGAAGACGGACTTTTTGAAACAACTGATTGTTCTGACCCTGATCATCAGTGTACTTGTGGTTCTAAACCAGTAACATTAACTGAGGATTAAGCGTCTAAATAAGGTAGAATTCTTGTATTATTTTGCCAGTCCAAAGGAACAGTAAAACATTCAAAGATTTAAGTGCGTCATTTAAAATCAATCCTCTTAAAATGGATTTGATTGAACTGACGAATGAGAATGCTATTGCTCGTTCTATTCGTAACTTGCTTCTTACAATACCTGGTGAAAAACCATTTAACCCTGCTTTAGGATCAAACATAAGCAATCTACTCTTTGGGCAGATTGATTCACGTACAGCATCAGCAATTCAAACTGAAATTGTAGATACTATTGGGTTGTTTGAACCAAGAGTAGAACTCATTGATGTCAAAGTCAAAGCAGATCCTGATAAGTATCGTTTTGATTGTAAGATACAATATATCATTGTTGGTATAGATGTACCGGCACAAGAACTCTCCGTTGCATTAGAACCCACTAGGTAAAATGCCTTTAGTAAATTTCAGCAATCTAGATTTTGAACAGATAAAGGTTTCCATAAAGGATTACCTCCGTGCAAACTCTAACTTCACCGATTATGATTTTGAGGGGTCAAACCTCTCAACAATTATTGATGCGTTAGCATATAACACATATATTACTTCATACAATGCCAATATGGTAACGAATGAAGTATTCATTGATAGTGCAACACTACGAGAGAATGTAGTGTCACTAGCAAGAAATATAGGATATGTGCCTAGATCTCGTACTTCATCAAGAGCAGTTATTTCTTTTGAAGTTAATGTGTCCGATACAACAGCATCAAGTGTAACTTTAAAAAAGGGTCTTGTTGCAATAACATCTCAAAGATTTGGTTCGCAAGATTATACTTTCTCAATTCCGAAAGATATTGTAAAAACTGTTGATTCAGATGGTATAGCACGTTTTTATGATATCACAATATATGAAGGAACTTTTGTTGAGACACAGTTTCCAATAAGTTCCAGAACTCCTAATCAAAAAATCATATTACCAAATACAGGAATAGACACGTCATTGATGACTGTAGAGGTCCTAGAATCGTCTACATCAAACATTAAAACCACTTACACCCAATATAGTGGATTGATTGATATTAAGTCAGATTCTCGTGTTTACTTCTTACAAGAGATACCAAACGAAAAATATGAACTTCTATTTGGTGATGGAGTATTTGGTAAAAAATTAGAAGAACCAAATGTTGTAAAAGTTGGATATATGATATCTGCAGGTGCTGCAGCAAATGGAATTGATTCATTCACTTTTAGTGGAGAGTTATTAGAAAATAACGGAACTCCTATTACAACTGCTATTACAGCATTAGTTGCTGATGGATCATCGCAACTTGGTGCTCAAATAGAATCTGTGGATTCAATCAAAAGATATGCCCCACAGATTTATGCATCTCAGAATCGTGCTGTGACAGCATCAGACTATGAGGCATTAATTCCTAACATATATCCTGAAGCAGAGTCTGTATCAGCATATGGTGGAGAAGATTTAAGTCCTCCACAATATGGAAAAGTATTTGTTAGTATTAAACCTGTCAATGGAGTCTTTTTATCTACTTGTCTGAAAGATTTTCTACTTGAAAAAATAAATCGCTATAAAGTTGCGGGCATTCAAGTTCAGTTAATTGATTTAAACTATCTTTATATTGAAACTGATTCTAATGTATATTATAATACAAATAAGGTGCAAAGTGGAAGTGTAGTTAAGGCAGATGTTCTATCATCGATCGCTGAATATTCATCTTCCTCTGCATTGAATAAGTTTGGAGCAAGATTTAAGTATAGTAAGTATCAAACTTTAATTGATAATAGTAATATTGCTGCAACTTCTAACATTACAAATGTCCAGATAAGAAGAGACTTAGAACCTGTTATTAATAAGTTTGGTCAGTATGAATTATGTTATGGTAATAGATTCCAAGTTAAGAACTCTTCCACAGATAAATGTGGCACAAATCTATCTGATGCTGAGAACAAAGGATTTAATGTAAGATCATCAGGTTTCAAAATCAGTGGAATCTCTGATACATTATATCTTGGAGACATTCCAAATATTGGATTGAAGACAGGTAAACTATTTTTCTTTAAGTTGGCATCACCAAAACAAGCAATAATTGTAAAACAAAATGTTGGTGTTGTAGATTATATTCATGGTGAGATTAAGTTAAATCCAATAAAGTTTGTTTCAACAAGTATTGTTAGAAATAAAGTTCCTATTATTGAAGTATCTGCTATTCCTTATTCAAATGATGTTATTGGTCTTCAAGATCTATATCTACAATTAGACCTTAATTATACTACGGTAAATAGTGTTGTAGATAAGATAGATTCTGGTGATGATATCTCTGGAAGCAATTATATTGTAAGTCCAAGTTATGATGGAAATGAGTTAGTACGCGGCACCCCCCAACTTATAACTACAGAAACTTCATCTGCTTCAACCACATCCTCCTCTACTTCAAACACAAGTTCTACAACATTGGTAAATTCCAATAGAGTCGCACAATCTACTTTCAATAATACCCAATCAACTTCTGGCTACTAATAAGAAATGGCAATCGATAGAGTCAATATTCAAGATATCATCGCATCTCAGGTCCCTGCATATGTGAGGGATGATTTCCCGCTGCTTGTTGAATTTTTAAAACAGTATTATCTTTCAGTAGAGTTTAAGAGTGGAACATATGATCTTATTAAAAATATTGATAAGTATGTCAAAGTAGATGAACTTTATGCGTTAGTAGATTCTACTGTTCTTCAATCTGATATTGATCCAGTTAATAACTCTATCCCTACTGACATTGATGGAAATTTTACAGAAGGATTTCCAAAAAGAAACGGATTGCTTTTAATTGATGATGAAATAATTTCATACACCCATAAGACAGATACGTCATTTGAGGGGTGTGTACGGGGTTTCAGTGGCGTTACAAGTTACTCTGAGACCAATACCCCAGATGAACTAGTATTTAAAGAAACATTAGCAGAATATCACACCAAAGACACTGTAATTTATAATTTAAGTATTCGTTTTCTAAAAGAGTTTTTTAGAAAACTTAAAAACCAAATTATTCCTGGTTTTGAAGATAGAGCAATAGTTAGCGATCTCAATCAAAGAAACTTTATCTTTGGATCTAAATCTTTCTATGATTCAAAAGGTACAGATGATTCAATTGAGATTCTTTTCAGAGCATTATATGGAAAAGATTCTTCAGTTATAAGACCAAGTGAATACTTGTTTAAACCATCTGATGCGGATTATAGAGTCACCATTGATATGGTGGTTGAGAAAAATGTCGGTGATCCTTTAGATTTAAAGGGGCGCACAATATATCAAGATTCCACAAAAGCAAGAGGATCTGTTTGCAACGTAGAAAAGTTAAATTGGGACTATGCTTCGTCAGGTATTGATAAAGAAGCATTTAATACCAAAAGCGAATATTATCAAGTTTCTATTGATTATGGATATCAAAGAGATATTGATGTAAATGGAACAGTTTATAGCACATTTGAACCAGCAGCAAAAACTCAACTAGTAAACACCGCAGGTATTGGTGCCACTATTATTGATGTTGACTCAACTGTAAGTTTTGGTAGCACTGGAGAAATTGTCCTGAAGGATAATGACTATAACGATGTAGTTGTTCAATACACTTCAAAATCAATCAATCAATTTATTGGAATAACAACTTTAACTACTGAAATTCCAAATACATCTAATGTAGTAGAAAACGATTTTGCTTACAGTTATACTGAACTAGGAACAGATAGTATCATAAATGTTCGTATTACTGGAGCCCTTAAAGATTTTAATGTCTTTGACGATACCTTTTCTCTGAACTCTGACGATAGTATAAATGTTAAAACATTAGGATATCCTTCATCTAGTTTTAAAGAGAACAACTGGTTCTTCAATATAAAAACAAACTGGAATGTTAAAGAAATTATTCTTATAGATCAAAGTGAATCTATTTACAAAATAGAATTGAACTCTGATCATTATTTCTATATTGGATATAATGTAAGACTTACTGGTTCAAATGGGGTTGTACGAGAGGGTTCTATCACGTCAATCAATACCGATAAAGGATTTACTGTTAAGTTATCATCAAGCATACCAGCATCTGAACTTTCATTAAGGTATGAATTAAAAAATATTATTTTGAAGGGATTGTCTAATGATTATCCAATCATTCAAAAGTATTACTCCAATATCCAAAATGTGTATACCAAGTTTAATGGCGACTTGTTGATTGCTAGTAATTCTATTCCATCATATCTTGAAACAGTCTTAAATCCTTACAGTAAGGAAATCACTTTCTCAGGTAGTGCGACTGGATTGGGAGTAATAAAACTACAATCAGCAGGGGATCATGGATTATATACCGGAGATGCAGTTTTTTATAAAAGCAACGTAACAGAAACGATTACCAATACTCCTGATGGTAATCAAATTATTACTAAAACTAAAAGTCAGTTCTCCAACTTAGATGAATTAGTATATTTTGTTAAGAGAGTTAGTTCTACGGAGATTCAACTTGCTAAAAGTAAGTCTGATTTGTTTTCTAACAAGTATATCATACCCCTAGGTTCTGTAGAAAATAATCAGATTATACTTTATAGTAACTATGGTAAGCAACTCTTACCACAATCCATTGTGCGTCAGGTGCTGACTCCAGACAATAAATCAGGCACATTCTTTACACAACCAGGACCTACTGGTATCTTGATTAATGGAGTTGAAATTCTTAACTTCAAATCTCCTAAAAGTGTATATTATGGAAAAATTAATAACTTTGAAGTTGTTGATAAGGGATATGGATATGATGTAATTAATCCACCAGTATTATCAGTTACAGACACTGAAGGATCTGATGTTGCTGGCGACGTTTCTGTTAAGGGTTCTTTAGAGAGAATTGATATAATTGATACTGGATATGATTATGTCACTACACCTATAATTGAAATCAAAGGTGGAGGAGGACAAGATGCTGCTGCTAAAGCAAATCTATCATCTGTTTCTCATGTAGTTACTTTCAATGCCGGTGCTGGAAGCACCAACGTCAATACATCTAATAGTACCATAGGGTTCTCGACCTTTCACAAGTTTAGAGATTTTGAGAAGATAGTATACAAAACTGGAGGGTCAAATACAATTTTAGGATTGTCTACCAACTCAGTATATTATGCAAACGTAGTTGATGCGTACACTGTCAGACTTCATAATACCTTATCTGATTCTAAGTCAGGCATTAACACTGTAACAATACTTTCAAAAGGGAAAGATACACAATCTCTAGAGACATTAGAGAGAAAAAGAATAGTAACAGATATTATAGTAACAAATTCTGGATTTGGATATAAAAATCAAAAGAGAACAATACCTTCTAGTGGGATTAATACTTCTACTAACAACTTTGTAATTCCAAACCATGGATACATGGAAGGTGATATTATTAGATATACTCCAGGGTCATCCCCAGTGAGTGGTATTTCTTCTAATACTGATTATTATGTAACTAAAGTAGATGATAATAAGTTCTTACTATCAGGTATAGGAACAGGAAGTATTGCTAAGAATTACTATTATAGTAATAACATATATGCCAATATTACTTCTAGTGGAAATGGGTCGTTTAACTATGAACCAATCTCAGTTAATATTAGAGGAACTATTGGAGTCAATACGTTAACAAATCAAGATTTTAACTGCAAAATCCAACCGATATTCAGAGGAAGTGTTGAATCTATTGACACTACTTCTGGAGGAGTTGGATATGGTGCTTCTACTACGATTAATTTCAATAGACAACCTAATATTAGTTTAGTTAGTGGATCTGAAGCGCAGTTATTCCCTGTTGTTTCTAATGGTCAAATTATTGATGTTATTGTGCAGTCAGGTGGATCGGGGTATAACTCTACTCCTGATTTAGTTTTGACTGGATCTGGCAATTACTCTAAACTTACTCCTATTATTGTTGATGGAAAAATTACAGAAGTAAAAATTATAAATGGTGGAGCAGGGTATAGTCAAGGTAATATTTTACTAACAGTAGTTAAATCTGGAAACGATTGCTCAATTAAAGCAAATATTCAACAATGGACAGTTGATGTTTTTGCTAACGATTTTAACAATATACAAAGTGATGATGGATTTATAGTGCAGAATGTAAGAGATAACTCTCTTCAATATGCTCATGTATATGCGCCAAGAAAACTGAGAGAATCCGTATATTCAGTTGATTCTAATGGAAATAAAATTTATGGAAACACAGATCTAACCTTAGATAATGGTATTGAGGTTGATTCTCTAGAGCATTCTCCAATTATTGGTTGGGCATATGATGGAAATCCAATTTATGGACCATATGGATACACAAATGCGTTTGGAGGAGCAATAACACGAATTAAATCTTCATATGAACTGGTGACACAGCAATCTCAAAGACCTCCTCTCTCATCATTTGGAGAGGGATTTTTTGTTGAAGATTATCAATTTACTGGTTCTGGTGATTTAGATGAGCACAATGGAAGAATATGTGTTACTCCAGAATATCCAAATGGAACTTATGCGTATTTTGCCACAATACAAGCAAATATTGATAATACTGGTCCTTTTGATAACTTTAAAAGACCTGCTTTTCCATATATCATTGGACCAACTTTTAAATCAAAACCAAACTCTTTTAACTTTTTAAAGTCATCCAATCAATCTGATTATGATCTAAAATCCAACAACTGGTTGAGAAATACAACTCCATATAGATTAAATGATCAATATAGTTCTTACAACTATATTTTAAATTCAAGTAAGGATAAACCTCAAGAAATTAATATTACCGCAGCACAATCTGGCAATATTGAATCTATTGGAATAAGCACTGGTGGAGATAACTATAAAGTAAATGATAAGATTATTTTTGATGTTGTAGAATTTGGTAAGAATGCGCGTGCTTCTGTTGATAGAATATCTGGCAGAAAAGTCAATACTGTAAGTATTGCTACAACACAAATTAGTGAAGTTGAGTTTGTTCCTCAAAGTTCTAAGAATCAGTTTTTAGGAGTATCGTCCACACCACATGGATTTAATGATAAAGACATTATTAATGTGAATGGACTCTCTCGTTATTTTGATGGATTAGATGGCAACTTTACTATTGGAGTTACTACATCTAGACTTTCCTTAGCACAGGAAGTAGGACTTCAAGGATCTACTGGTATTCACACGTATATTTCGGTATCCGGTAATTTAAGTTATCCTACTGTAATGGTAGAAGATGTATTCAAGATAGGAACAGAAAAAGTTAAAGTTCTTAAAATTGAACCCGGTAGATTAAGAGTAGAGAGAGCAGTTAACAACACAGTTGCTACTGCACATACGGTATCCAGTTTAATTGAAGATGACTCAAGAAGATTTGCTATTAAAGTTGGTTTGGCTAAAACCACTCAAACATTAACACTTAATAAAAAGATTTATTTTGAACCTTCAGAATCTGTTGGTGTTGGAACAATAGGTATTGGTAATACTTTATCAATTGTAAATCCTGGGGCAGGAATCACTCAGATATTTGTCGAACCAAGGAACATCTATCTTCCAAATCATGGTCTAAAAATAAATGAAATAATCAAATACAATCCAAATGATGGAACATCTATTCAAGTGTGGAGTGGATTAGTAGGAGTAGCATATACTAACTTATCTTCATATGATAAGTTGTATGCAGTTCCACTTAATAATAGATATGTTGGAATTAGTTCCAATAAAGTAGGATTAGGTTCAACTGGAACCTATGTTGGTGTAAACACCTCTACTAGTCTTTTATATTTTACAGGAATAGGAACTGGAACCAATCATAGTTTCCATACCGATAAAGTCAATGTTGTAAAGGGTAATGTATCTAAAAACATAGTTACAGTGTCTACAGCAGGCACTCATGGTCTTGCATATAAGAATAAGATATTCTTTGATCTTAGACCTACCAATCAGATTGATGTTGTTGTTAAGTTTAATGATTATAATAGAAGAATTGTATTTAATCCAACAAACTTCATTGCTGCTGATGTGAATGTTGACGAGAACTCAATCAAATTCTCTAGTATGCCATTCAAAACTGGAGATAAAGTAATATATACTGCTTCCTCTCCAGCAAGTGGTCTCACAGATAATGGAATGTACTATGTTTACATCTATACTTCTAATAAAATTAAACTTTTAAGTGAAAAAAATGAACTTAAATCTCTTAATCCCAAATTTGTAGATATAAATTCAACTTCTGATGGAACTCTATCTAGAATCAATCCATTTATAGAAGTAAGTAGAAATAATATTTTAAAATTTGATCTTTCTGATTCTTCACTTTCATTTATATCAAATGGAGTGACATATTCTGCCTTTGAAATGAAGATTTTTACAGATCTTCAATTTAATAACAGATTTCTTACCTCAGGAAGTAGTGATCAGTTTGAGATATCAACTAATGGAAAAATGGGGATTGATTCTGATGCCAGCCTTTCAATCAATTTTACTAATAAAGTTCCATCAGTCCTTTGGTACAACTTTGAACCAACTCAAAAATCAATCATTACCACCAATAAAAGCACGATTATAGTAGATAGTGATGCTTATGCTTTTAACGAAATAAATGTCGTAAGAACAAAATTAGATGGTCCAAGAGATATTGCAAGTATTGGATCTACAACTTTTACATTTAATATCGCATCAGCACCAAATATTATATCATTTGGATCAACTAATTGTAATGCATCATATGAGACAACATCAAAAACTGCTCAAGGTGCAATATCAAAAGTTAAAATTTTAGATCCCGGTTCTGGATATAAGACAATCCCATCTATATCTTCTATAAGAAGTGGATTTGGAACTGGAGCATACTTAGAACCAGATAGTAACAATATTGGAAAACTCTTGAAATCAGAGTTTAACTCTACTAATATTGGTTATGATTTCCCTACTGATCCAACTCTAAGAATTTTAGCAGGGGTTCCCGAAGTTATTAAACTTTCTCCACTTTCATCATTCCAATCAATCGGCATCACATCTTCAGGAATAAACTATCTTGTAGCACCTGATCTAATTGTTATTGATGGGGCTAGTAATAAAATTGTTGATACAGATCTTAAATATAATTTAGGAGATACTGAAGTAAAAATTCTTAAGAATACATCTTCTTTATATAATGTTCCTCCTACTATTCTTCCCGTTAATAACTCAAACGGATTTAGTATATCATCAATCACGTATGATAACTCAACTAAAATTGTAAGACTCTTCCTTCCTCATCAATTCTCTGGAGGAGATTTTCCGTTTGAAGTTGGTAAATCAATATTGGTTGAGAATATAAGTGTTGGAGTTGGATCTACTGGTTCTGGATTTAACTCAAAAGATTATAACTATGCACTATTCCCAGTATCTGGTGTCAACACTGCTGCAGGTGGATCTGGAGCATATGTGGAGTATAATTTAAATCAATACGTTGGAACAGGATATCCAGGCAACTATAGTAAGGATTCTTTAGGTAGAGTCATTCCTAAGGTTAACTTTCCAATCTTTGATGCTCAAATTAGAAAAAATAATTTCCTCAAAGGGGAAAGATTTGAGGGTCCTTCATATAAAGGAAGAGTTGATAGTTATAATGACAATATTGAAATTCTCAAAGCAAAGATAAATGGAGTTGCGCGACCTGGTGATATTATTAGAGGAGCAACCTCTGGTGCTGAAGGTAGTATTGAATCTGTAACAGTATTTGATGCAGAAATCAATATAGGAACTGGCACAACAATTACTAGAGGATGGCAGAAGAATACCGGATTTCTAAACGATAATCTCCAAAGACTTCCTGATAATGAATATTATCAAAATTTATCATATTCGATTAGTTCTGAAATTGATTTTGACACTTGGAGTGATCCAGTAGGTTCCTTAGTACATACCTCTGGATTTAAGAAATATGCAGATCTGCAGATTTTTAGCGGAGAAATAAATAATGATCTTAAATTAACAGTTTCATCTCCAGACTCAAATATTGAAACCATAGTTGATATTACTAGTTCAGCGGATTTAAACTGTTACTATGATTTTGACAGTGCAATTGAAAGGACTAAGAGATTAAAAAATGTTGATGTATCTAATGAAATTGTATTTGATACGATATTTCTTTCTGATTATTTCCAGTCAGTAGGAAATAGAGTTCTGAGTATAGATGATCTTAGTCCTCAATTTAATAGCAACGAAAGAACAACTCCTTTTGAGGTTATTTCGGTATTTGGAAATGATTTTAAGTATAATAAAATTATTACACATGCAAGAGATAGAATTTTTACAGATGAAAGACAGTTTGCAATCGTTTCTTGTCTTCAGGATAACAGTGTAGGTTTCATTAATCAGTTTGCATCTATCGAATCATATCCAAATCTCGGATATTATGATTACGCTTCAGGATCTGATGGTTGGAAATTGTTATTCTATCCTACAAAGTTTGAATTTAATACTTATGATGTTTCGACCACGAACTTTGCTATTTTGACCGGAGTATCTACAGAGAGTTCTAAAGGATTTGGTGATGTTGCTTTTATAAAATCTGAAATCACCAATGTTCCAACATCAACCAATACTGATATAATTTCTATTGGAGCAACATATAGATCAGCAAAGATTATGGCTAACTTTGAAGCATCTGACAACAAAATGTTTGCTTCTGAGTTAAATTTAGTACACGATGGAACTGATGTATATCAACTCGAACTTGGTTCAATTGATGAGAATGAAGGATTAACTGGGGTTGGTTTTGGAACTTTTGATGCCAGACTTTCTGGTGGAAATATCATTGTTAAGTTCTTTCCAAATGTTGCACTCGCTATGACTTGTACCGCGAGTATAATTGCTATCTCTGACGCAGGAACTACGGTATCTGATACATTGCTAGATGTGACTAGAGTTGGTTCTAGTTATTCTACTATTGCTTCTTCTGGATCTCCTACTGCTAATGTAGTGGCATCTTATGAAGATCCTTCAGAGTCAGCTTATTACTTTATGAGTATTGAAGACAATACAAACAGTAAGTATGAAATCCTTGAGTTTGCGGCACTGAACTCCAACACAAATGATGTTTATGTTGAATGGGGCAATATTAATACTGGAGGCACGATTGGAACAGTAGGTGTTGCCGCATCAACTAGTGGACTTCAAATTGTCTACACTCCCGAACCTAATATTGATGTTGATGTTAGGACTTATTTCACAGAAATGAGAATATATGATGATAATACTAGGATTGATGAAATTGATATGTTTAGCACTGTTATTAAAACTGATCATAAAGATTATGAAGGTACTAAACTAGATCTTAAGACTAAATTTGATCTAAAACATGATGGACTTGACATTTTTAGAAGAGTTTTTGATGGTTCATCAGCAACAACTGTTGATGTATCAAATAATAAGGTAATTATTCCAAATCATTATTTTGTGGGTGGAGAATCTATTGAGTATTCTCATCCTGGTACAGGAACAACAATGGCAATCGTCATTGACAATACAACATTCCCAAGCATTGGCGCTACAACTAAACTACCTAACACTGAACTTTTTGTTATTAAAGTTGATGAGGCAGCGATTCAATTGGCAACATCTGCAGAAAACGCTTTAAGTGTACCACCTGTTCCCATTGGAATAAGTGCTGTAGGAGCTGGCGCATCTCATGCGTTTAACTCTACAAATCAGAATGCTAAGGCATTGCTCACAATTGATAACATGATTCAGTCTCCACTTGCCGTTACAGACATCACTACTACATTGGATCAAAATATTATCTTTGATCTTGTGTTCAACACCACTGGACTAACCTCATTCACATCAGGAGATGTGATTAAAATTGATGATGAATACATGATTCTTAAAACCATTGGAGTTGGAAATACAATAAAAGTTTCAGTATCTAGAGGTGATTTTGGATCAACTGTTGCTATACACACGACTGGAACAACAATTACAAAATATGAAGGCAATTACAATATCATCAATAATCAACTTTTCTTTGGTGTTGCGCCTACGGGCAATTCTCCACTAAGCACTACAACCGGTGATCCTAGTAGCAGAGATTGGACTGGAATTACTACGAGTTCTAATTTCCAAGGCAGAACATTTATGAAAGGTGCTGGTGCAGGAACTACAAATGAGACTTATCATCAAAATTATGTTTTTGATTCTATCTCTGATAGATTTACAGGCATTGGTCAAACATATACATTAACTTCTAATGCTTCAAATATTACCGGAATAACAACAAGTACAATTGTTCTTGTGAATGGTATCCATCAAACACCACAAGGTGTTCAGGCATATAAAGGTGATTATAATGTTATTGAAGATCTTCCTACAGGTATAAGTTCTATTACATTTACAGGCAGTCCTAGTTCTTCAGGATATGATTACAATAAATCATCTCTACCAGCTGGTGGACAGTTTATTTCACTAGGTTCAACAGGTGGATTTGGATATCAGCCATTAATATCAGCAGGAGGGACTGCTTTAGTATCTGCAGCAGGCACTATTACTTCTATTAGTATTGGAAATAGTGGTTCTGGATATAGATCTGGCATTCAAACTGTTGTCAATGTTGGTGTTCAAACTTACAGTGGAGTTATAGCAAATGTAGAGTTTATTGGAACTGCTAGTATATCTGGAGGTAATATTGTAAGTGTTGCGATTACAAACCCCGGAACAGGATATACATTTACAAATGCTCCAGTAGTGGTATTTGATGAACCACTTAGTTATGCAAATATTCCTCTCATATTCAGTTCTTCAAGTCCCTCTGGTGTAGGTAGAAGTGCTACAGCAGATATTGTCGTAGGTCAGGGTTCTAGTGTTATTGATTTTGAGATCAGAGATACTGGTTATGGTTACAGAGAAGGAGAAATTTTAACTGTTGCTCTTGGTGGCGCAACTGGAATTCCAACTGATACCACTAAAACCTTTGATGAGTTCCAGATTACTGTTGATCGTGTTCATACTGATTCATTTGCTGGATGGTCCATCGGACAATTCCAAGTATTTGATCGATTAGATGATCAGTTTGATGGAACTACAAAAGCATTTAGATTGAGTGTAAATGAAGAGACCATATCAATTCAATCACAAAAAGGTTCAAATATTGAACTTGATCAAACACTATTAGTTTTTATTAATGATGTTCTACAAAAACCTGGTGAAGCATATCAGTTTGACGGTGGTAGCATAATCACTTTCAGTGAGGCACCCAAAGGATCTCTAGTAGGTTATGGGAATACTGGAGATACTTCCAAGATTTTGTTTTATAAAGGTGCTGGAGATTCTGATGTTATATTCACTGATATTCTAGAAACAGTTAAAGTTGGTGATTTACTTAAATTATCCAACAATCCCGATTTAAATCAACCTATCACGTTAAATCAAGATTTCAGAACTGTTACTGGCATCAATACTGTTGATAGCGTAGCAACTAATTCATACATTGGACCAGGAGTTACAACTGATCAAACTTTACATAGACCATTGAATTGGTGTAAGCAAAAAGTTGATAAAATTATTGATGGTGATGAAATTGGTAAAGATAGACTAGCATATGAACCATCTATTTTCCCAGCAGCATATCTGACACAATCATTGAGCATCAGCACCACAATTGTATATGTTGATACTGTTAGACCATTATTTGATTCTAGAAATGAGTCCAATATAAGAGGTTTCCAAAACTCAATTGTAGTTAATACTCAAGATGTTTTGGTTGGAGCGTCTGTGACTGCAGTGGTAAGCATTGCTGGAACAATATCATCTTTTGTTGTTACTAACTCTGGACAAGGTTATGTTGGATTATCTACGATTGCGATTAGTGTTGCCCCTCCGATTGGTCTTGGCAACACTCATAGGGCATCTGGAGTTGGATCTATAACATCAGGTAAACTATCGACTGTATCTGTGAATACTGTTGGTTCTGGATACACTTACACTCATCCACCTACTGTAATTATTGAAGAACCTATTTTGGTGAAAGAAGTTATGCCAGTCTCCAGTTATAATGGAGATTATGGCAATATAGTTGGATTTGGCACAACAACTAATGGATCATTTAATCAACTTAGATTTGATTTCTATATTCCAGTTGATTCTGATATGAGAAATCCAAATATTGTAGGCACTGCGGTAACTGTAAGTGGAATTTCAACAGGAGAATACTTCACAGTATTCAACTCTAATATTTCTCCTACAGTAGGGTCTGCTCTCACAAGTTTGTATAATGATGGAACTACTTTGGGAATTACCACATCATTTATGGATGGTGTATTCCAGGTTTATTCTGCATCAACTGTACAATCAAATGTGATTGGAGTTGGAACAACTGCTATCAGAAGATTAATAACTAATGTAGGATCTATAAGCACTGTTTCATATGGAACAACTAGTTTTGGATCATTTAGTTGGGGTAAAATTAATGTGAGCAGAAGTAGTATTTCTACCACATTTAGTTCCTATACTGAAAATGGATATGGTGGCATTTCTACTTCTGCACTAATCACTAGAAGAGATGCTCTTAGATTCAATAATTATGTGTAATAAATACTTGAAATATAAGATAAATAACAAAAAGTTCTCTAAAAATGGCAGCTATAATTACTGACCAACTTCGTATTTTGAATGCTAAGAACTTTGTTGCTGGTATACAATCCACTTCAAATTCTTATTATACCTTTATTGGTTTACCTAATGCTGGTGACTATCAATCTACGTGGAATACAAATCCCCCGTCTCCTAAAGATAGTTTGAATGAATCTAACGATTATTGGGACACAATGATCGCTATGAAAAAAATCACATCAAGTGATGTTAGTCAAGTCATTAAAAAGACTACGTGGGCAACAGGAACCACGTATGATATGTGGAGAAATGATATAACTAGGAGTAATCCATCACAACCATCTGGTTCTTTTGACATCTATGATGCAAATTATTATGTAATGAACTCAGATTTTAGAGTTTATATTTGTCTTTATAATAACGCAACCCCAGAAAATGCTTTTCAAGGAGGTCCATCATTAGATGAACCCACCTTCACTGACTTAGAACCAAGATCTGCTGGTAGTAGCGGCGATGGATATATTTGGAAATATCTTTACACTATTAAACCAAGTCAAGCAATCAAGTTTGAATCAACAAATTACATCCCTGTTCCAAATAATTGGGATACTGATACTGATGTTGCTCCTATACGGCAGAATGCGTCCACAAGTGGACAACTAAAAATTGTCACGGTTAGAAACCGTGGTGTTGGTCTTGGAACTGCTAGAACATATACTAGAGTACCCATCAATGGTGATGGTAGAGGCGCTGAGGCAACTGTCATTATCAATAATGATTCAAAAATTGAATCAGTTAATGTTTCAAACGGTGGATCAAACTACACTTTTGGAACTTTAGACCTTAAAACTGGTGGAGTGCCTACGGGTTCAACATCTCCAGTCTTTGATGTTATTATTCCACCAAATGGAGGGCATGGTGCTGATATTTACAGAGAGTTAGGGGCATTTAATGTTCTAACTTATGCTAGATTTGAAAATGATACCGAAAATCCTGACTTTATTACCGGTAATGAGTTTGCAAGAGTCGGATTAATCGCTAATCCTCTTAATAACGACTCAAGCACCATATTGACTACAGATAAGGCAAGTGCAGTATATGCTCTTAAACTTACTAGTGCCGGTGATGCGTATCAAAGTGCTATTTTTACCCCAGATAGCATTATTACACAAAAAGTAGGAGTAGGTTCTACATCAGTTGGTAGAGTTATATCCTATGATCAATCTACAGGAGTTCTTAAGTACTGGCAGGATAGAACAAACTCTGGATTTAACTCTGATGGAACTCAAAATTCAGGTCCTATTTACGGGTTTGAGTCTTTGAGATTCACAAATGACCCCGCAGCAGGGGGAAATATCAATATTATTGGAGGATCTGTTACTTTGGGTATCGATACCTCCTTTGGATCTATTGGAAGTCCCGGTATAAGTACTGTAATAAATAGTCGTACCTACTTTCTAGGTCAAAGTTTTGTGAAGGGCGTTGCTCAACCAGAGTCTAAAAAATACTCAGGAAATATTATTCACGTTGATAATAGACCCTCTGTAACCAGGTCATCCTCACAGAAAGAAGACGTAAAGATTATCTTGCAGTTCTAAAGAATTATGCCCCAGGAAACTAACCTCAACGTTGCTCCCTACTTTGACGACTTTGACCCTCGTAGCAACTATTATAAAGTACTTTTCAAGCCTGCATACCCAGTTCAGGCGAGAGAGTTAAATAATCTTCAATCTATTCTTCAGAATCAGATTGAAAGCGTTGGTAATAATTTATATAAGGAAGGAAGTGTTGTAATTCCTGGTAACTTAAATTATAATGATTTATTCTATGGAGTACAGATTCAACAAGAATTTCTTGGTGTTCCTGTACAAATCTATCTTGATCAGTTATTAGGAAAGAAGATTACTGGGCAATCTTCAGGTATTACTGCTCAAGTTGTAACTTATGTTACTGATTCCGAATCTCAAAATGGAAACTTTACTCTTTATGTAAATTACTTAGAATCAAGCACAGATAATAGCACTGAAACATTTTTTGATAATGAAGTTCTTATAGTAAATGAAGGTATTTCGTATGAAACTACCTTCATAAGTGCTGGAGAAGGTTTTGCTAATACTATTGTTGAAGATGCTTCACAAACAGGATCTGCATTTGTTGTCAGTGAAGGTATATTTTTTATTAGGGGCAATTTTGTAACTGTTCAGAGTCAGTTATTGATTCTTGATCAATATGGAACTCAACCTAGTTACAGGATTGGTCTTTTAATTAACGAGGAACTTATTTCATCAGATATTGACCCTCAACTTACAGATAATGCCCAAGGATTTAATAACTACACAGCACCTGGTGCAGACAGATTAAAGATTTCCTGCACTTTAGTGAAGAAGGACTCGAATGACTTTAATGACGAGAATTTTGTTCAACTTGCAGAAGTTCAAAGAGGATTATTAAGAACAAAAATTGATGACACCAAATATAATCTTTTAGGAGATGAATTAGCAAAAAGAACTTTTGAAGAATCTGGAAATTATTATATTAATGAATTTGTAACTTCTGTAAAAGAAAGTTTAAATAATCAAGAAGGAAATAGGGGTGTTTACGAACCAGGACAAATTACTGTTGGTGGTAATGTGCCATCTGATGACTTGTTGGTATATAAAGTATCTCCAGGAAAAGCATATGTTAAAGGTTATGAAGTTGATGTAAGGTCTCCATCACTTATTGATGTTAGAAAACCCCGAGATACAAGACTTTTAGAAAATCAGGCAGTTAATTTTACCTTTGGTCCTACCATAGAAGTAAATAATGTTTCTGGATCTCCAATTGTTGGATTTGACACTTCAACCACTGTGAGCCTTAGAGATCAAAGAGTGGGTTCATCTTCTACTACAGCTGCTGGTGCAGAAATAGGACTTGCTAGAATTTATGATTTTGCTTTAGAGTCAGGAAGTTACAATACTACTACACCTCAAGTAAATATTTGGGATTTATCACTGTTTGATGTACAAACTTATACTACATTAAATGTTAATGTAAGTACTACACTATCATCTCCTGTTCATCTTCAAGGAGAGCAAAGTGGTGCTTCTGCATTCTTAAGATATGATGTAAGCGCAGGAACAGCATTGACTGCATACAGTCAACAAGGTGATTTTGTTTTTGGAGAAAGATTAAGTTTTAATGGAGTTTTAGATACTTCTAGATTTGTTACAGGAGTTAAAAATCACTCAATTGCTGATGTAAAATCGGTTTATAGTATTGTTGGGACAGCAAATACATTCAATGCCGATACAATTCAAAGAGATGTAATTTCAATAGGTATTGGATCTATCTCTGCAAGAGATAATGCCGGTATTTCTACAATATCTGCTCCCGAACTTGCTGCTGGTGGATTTATTGGAGTTGTCACTACAGGTAATTTAATTAAATATACGATTGCCGATAATGCTGATCCCACTATCGTAAGAGTAACTGGCATTAATGGAAAAACTGCTACTGTTACTGGAGTAACTACTGTAACTGGTATTTGTGAAGGATCTCCTCCAACATCTGCTACAAACCTTACTAACATTTCAATAATTGCTTCTAGATTGCAAAGTTCGCAAGGAACTGGAAATCTCTCAAGTAATGATTCAATATACAGTGTATTGCCTAAAGAAAATATTGAATCAGTAGATCTAAGTGGGAGTAATATTGTAATTAGAAACAATATATCAATCAATATTGATGCTAATGGACTTTCTCAAGTATTTTCCGTAAATGATCCCGCTAAAGAAGTATTCTTAGCATTTGATGAGGAAAGATATTCACTGTTAAGATCAGATGGTGGAACTGAAATTCTTACTGCTGATAAGTTTATATTCTCTCAGGGCAATACTCAACTTCAACTGCAGGGTTTAAGTAGTGCGGATCCTGACGCAACTCTTATTACATCTACTCGTAAATCTAATATAACATCTAAGAAGAAGTTAAAGAATTCAACTAATAATATTATTATCAATAAATCAAAAAATAGTGCTTCTGGAGTTGGAACTGCTACTTTGCAGGACGGATTGATATATGGAAATTATCCTTTTGGAACAAGAGTTCAAGATAATATTATTTCATTAAATGTGCCTGATGTGATTGATGTATACGGCATATTCCAATCAGGAACAACAGAAGATCCAGAATCACCTAATCTTGCTGTTGCTAATATGAATGGTCCTTCAGCAACTACAAATGATTTGATTCTTGGAGAAACATTCTCTGGGGGAACCTCAGGTGCTAAAGCAAGGTATATTCAAAGAAAGAACGACACCACTATTAGTTTTGTTTACTTAAATGATATAGTATTTGAAGTTGGAGAACCATTATCATTCTCACAATCAACTGTTTCGGGAAATGCCTCAAATATTGAACTTGGGTCGCAAAACGTAACTAGAGATTATTATCTTGCAAGAGGTCAAAGATCTTCATTCTATGATTTCTCAAGAATTGTAAGAAAAGAAAATGTTCCCGAAGCTGCTTCTAAGTTGAGAGTTTATTTCTCAAATGCTTATTATTCTAGTTCTGACAACGGAGATATTACTACTGTTGATTCTTACAGTTCTTTTGATTATTCAACTGAAATACCATCCATCGGAAATAGTAGAGTTACAGATATTATTGATGGAAGACCTAGAGTTACAGATTACACTGTAACACCTGGATCAAGATCTCCACTTGAATTCTTTGGTAGAAACTTCAATGGTGGACAACATAGTTCAAAAAATGTTATAGCATCGGATGAATCTATTACTTTAGGTTATAACTATTATCTTGCTAGAGCAGATAGAATTTATATTGATAAAAATGGATCATTCTCAGTCAAGAATGGTGCTCCAGATGATATTCCTCAACTTCCTCTATCGGTAACAGATGGAATGAATGTTGGTAATGTATTCTTACCTCCATATCTTTATAATACAGATGATGCAAAAGTAACATTTATTGACCATAAGAGATATCAAATGGTCGATATTTCAAAAATTGAACAAAGAGTTAAAAATCTTGAATATTATAGTTCATTGAATTTGCTTGAGCAATCAACTCTGAACACATTTGTTCCAGATATTAATGGACTTAATAGATTTAAGTCTGGAATTTTTGTAGATAACTTTAGTTCCACACTTCCACAAGATCTTACAATTGGAATTAAAAACTCTATTGATACAAAGAGAAAGATTCTCAGACCACCTCACTACTCTAATGCTGTAAATCTTCAGGTTGGAATTGGTAATACTTTATTAGGTGCCGGAGTACGCAGAACAGGTAATATTGTTACCCTTGATTATGCTAATAATATCTGGTTAGAACAACCATTTGCTACAAGACTTGAAAATGTTACTCCATTCTTGATTAACTTCTATCAAGGTAGTATTGATTTAGAACCATCTGTTGATGTTTGGATTGATACCAATACAATGCAGGTACGTGATGTTCTTATGGAAGGTTCTTTCCAAGGACTTGCTGATGTGATTGGAGCAGAAGTTGAAACTGCTGAAGATGGGTCAAGAGTTGGCGTTGCTCCTATTGTTTGGGACTCTTGGGAAACTGTTGGTGCTCAACTTGATCTAAGTGCAACAAACAGAAATGAATCACTCGCCCAATCTGCCCAAAGAAATGGAACTAGTGCTGGTGCAATTCTTGCAGGACAAGGAATTGGTGCTGCAAGAATTGATACTGGAAGAACTACAGTTCAAAGCACAGTTATTAATGGATCGGTTTCACTTGAGCAAACAAGAACTGGTTCACAACAGTCTATTCAAGAGGTAATCAATACTGAAAGTCTTGGTGATAGAGTTGTAAACAGAGAGATCACTCACACAATGAGGTCTCGTAATATCAAGTTCACTGCTAAGGCAATGAAACCGTTTACGCAAGTATATTCTTATTTTGATGGTGTAGCAATCAGTAGATTTACAGTTCCTAAACTCATGGAAGTCACGATGACTTCAGGCACGTTCGCTGTAGGAGAAACTATTGAGGGCGCAATGCCAGGTAGCGTTACTTCTCAACAAATAGGTAGTTCTTCTTTACCTGAGATTGTTTTTAGAGCAGCAGCTGCAAATCATAAGTATGGAAGTATCACTGAACCTTCTGACATTTATGATAGCAATCCTTATACCAGAGCAAATAGTTTGCCAACTGCGTACACTGGAGCATCTACTATTATTAATGTAGATACCGACAGTCTGCAGTCTGAAGAGTTTTCACAGTTCTTTGGATACATTCAATCAGGAATGGTATTGAGAGGACGTACAAGTGGCGCAGAAGCGACTGTAACCTCTGTTAGACTTATCACAGACCGAGTTGGTACTCTGATTGGTTCTTTCCGTGTTCCTGACCCATCTAGCGTCTCTAATCCAACTTTCGACACCGGAAGGTCAGAGTTTAGACTAACAAGTAGTTCAATTAACAGTAGAGTTAAAGGATCACTTTCTACTAGTGCTAAAGAAATATTCTATTCTCAAGGTGATCTCGATAACACTCAAGAATTAACTCTTTCGTTGAGAAATGCTAGAGTTTCAACTAATGAAGATATTGAACCAGAAAGCAGACAACTAGTTGGTGAGTCTACAGAAGTTAATATTATACAAGATATTAATGTTGTTAGAATACCACCTCCCCCACCACCACCAGCACCACCTGCTCCCCCTCGTCCTCGTCGCGGTGATCCTCTCGCTCAAACATTCTTTGTTGATGATCTTACTGGCATATATCTTTCTAAAATTGATTTATTCTTCCAATCTAAAGCAACAGATTTCCCTGTAACTATTCAAATTCGTGAGACTAGACTTGGTACTCCAACTAATATCATTCTCCCATTCTCTGAAGTAACTTTAGATCCAAAATTTGTTGAGATATCTGAAGATGGTTCCGTTCCAACTACATTTACTTTTAACTCTCCAGTATATTTGAACGGTAACACAGAGTATGCGATTATTGTTAAGGCAGATGTTACTGATTACAACGTATGGATTTCCCGATTTGGTGAGGCAGATATAACAACTGCTGCCCAAGAAGCAGGACAAATTATTGTTACTCAGCAACCTCTCTTAGGTTCTTTGTTTAAATCTCAGAATGCTTCAGTATGGACACCAAGTCAATACGAAGACCTTAAGTTTGTTCTTTATCGCTGTCAGTTCGTATCTCAAGGCGTTGTTCAGTTCTTTAACCCAGAACTTCCTCAGCAACTTGAAAAAATCACTAGAAATGGTATTTCAATTACTCCTAGAACGATTAGTGTTGGGATTGGAACAACCATCAATAATACCGGAGTTGATGCTGGAAGAGAACTATCAATTGGAGATATAATTACTCAAACTTCATCTAACTTTAGAGGAGTATTGGTAGGTCTTGCTGGTTCATCAACCGGAAATCTTGGACTTTCTAATCCAGGAATAGGATATACTCCCGCAGCATCGCAGTTTACTTATACTGGAATTGCTTTAACAGCATTTACTGGTCAAGGTGTGAATGCAACCGCTAACATTACAATAAACAATGGAGTTGCTATTGCTGCGACTATCAATGCGGGCGGTAGTGGATATAATGTTGGTGATGTTCTAGCACCATTAACCACTGGTGGTAATGCTTTATTACCAGGAAGAGACATGAAATTGTCTGTTAATGCATTGCTTGGATTTAATGAACTTGAACTCAGTAAAGTTCAAGGAGAAGTCAAGTTTACTGCAAATAACTACTTACAATATACTACATCTGTAGGAATCACTTCAGATGTAAATGTGGGTGTAGGTGGAAGTTTGGTTCCTGACGCACCAGTTACTGTCAGAAATGATGGACTTCATTTGAAAGTGTTCCAGAGAAATCATGGAATGTATTCAAACACAAACAGAGTTCTTCTTAAAGAGGTTGGTTCTGACATCACTCCAACAGCACTTTCTGCTCAATATACTAAAGCAGATACAGGTGCCATTTCTGTCGGATCGACTGCCAACTTAGCAGATTTTGAAGGTCTTCCTGTTAGTGTTAATAATCCTGGATATGTAAAGATTGGTAGTGAGATTATCTCATATACTGGAACTGCTGGCAACTCTTTGGTAGGAATATCAAGCAGGGCAGTTGATAATACTGTTGCTGCTACTCATAATGTAAATGAACTAGTCTACAGATATGAATTTGGTGGAGTTTCTTTGCTAAGAATCAATAAAGAACATCAATTTGCAGATGTGACTGTTACTGATGCTATCGGACTTGATCACTATAACATTAAGGTTAATATGTCTACTGATGGAACTGATAGGAGTTCTACTTCTCCTACTTTAGGTTCTCGGTATTTTGTCACTAGTAAAACTGGCGGCGGAACTAAGGTTAAAGGAACATATAATCTTCCTTATTCAATCGTTATTCCCAAATTGAGAACAGTTACACCTAATGGAACTTCTATTAGTTCTCAGATGAGAACGGTCACTGAAACATCTGTTAGCGGAACTGAAATCTCTTTCCTGGATAAGGGATATCAAGAAATTTCTCTTAATGAAAAGAATTACTTCGATAATCAAAGAATGGTTGTTTCTTCAACTAATGAGAGAAGTTATCTTAACGGTCTCCCATACAATAAATCAATGACTTTGAATAGCAATATGCTGACCGTTGATAATAGATTATCTCCTGCTATCGATCTTGATCATGCTGCTGTTGTATTTGTTTCTAATAGAGCAAATCAACCCATCACCAACTATGCTACAGATAGCAAAGCAAAAGGAATCTTAAGTGACCCGACTAGTTTGATGTATGTGACTAGAAATATTGTTTTGGAGAATCCAGCATCGTCCTTAAGAATATTCATTGATGGATATGTTTCAACGTTCAATGACATCAGAATGTTCTATGCTCTTGATCAAGATCTTCCTTCTACAGAATGTGTATTTACTCCTTTCCCAGGCATCAATAATCAAAGTGAGTTTGGAACAGTTCTTCAACCATTTAATGCTGATGGCAGACCAGATGTATATGTCCCACCATCGGATGTTTACACTCAGTATCCATCATTGAATTACTTTAAAGAGTATAAGTTTACTATTGATAATCTAACTCCCTTTAATATGTTTAGGATTAAATTAATAGGAACATCCACCAATCAAGCAATTGTTCCTCAGTTTAGAAATCTTAGATGTGTCGCGGTAGTTTGATATGACATTAGTACCAATTGAAGGAAAGGATGGATTTTTTAGAGATAACACTACTGGTGCTATCGTGAATCGAAACAAAACTGATTATGAAAACTACATAAATGCAAGAAATAGACTCTCTTCTGAGAAGAAGAGAGTTGATAATCTTGAACAAAAAGTGGATAATCTACAAAATGATCTTAGTGACATCAAAACTCTTCTCCAAGTAATAGCAAATGGCAAATAATACAATTACCTTTGATCCCTCGGTAAGAACTCCTTATGGAGTGAACCTTACAATGTATACTGGTGTTGATTTTGAAGAGACATTTAAGATTTTGAATAATGATAGGTCAAATTACAATTTGACGAGTCATACGATGTATTCACAAATGACTAAAACTGTTTCCATCGGTTCATCTGGTGTCCCAACTGCTAGTTTTACTGAAACTATAACAGATGCAGATAAAGGTGAGTTCAGTATAACACTCGCCAAAGCAACTACTATTCCTATCAGGAGTGGTAGATATGAATACGACATTATAATGGGAGTCGGAAGTACTCTTTACAGTGTTGTAAGAGGAAATATTAATGTTTTTACAGGAATATCTACTGATACCTAACTAAATAATAAAAAAAGAACTGTCTTATAATAATGGCAAAACCGTCAACTAGGCAAGAATTAATTGATTATTGTTTAAGGCAATTGGGAGCTCCCGTTGTTGAAATCAACGTTGCCGAAGAGCAGTTGCAGGATTTAGTTGATGATGCTGTTCAGTTTTTTCAAGAAAGGCATTTTGATGGAGTAAGTCAAGCATATTTAAAATACCAAGTAACTGATGAAGATGTTAACAGAGGAAATGCTAGACCTCCAGGAGCACCATCAGGTGACGGTGGAACGTCAGGAATAACTAGTATTACAGCAAATGCAGATATTGCTGGAACTAATACTACATTTACATATTATGAAAATAGCAATTATATAGCAATTCCTCCATCAATTATTGGAATCAATAAAGTATTTCAATATAATGAAGGGTTATCTTCTGGAATGTTTAACATTAAATATCAGTTAATGTTAAGTGATATGGCAGGACTTCAAGGGTCAGGAGCAACTGGATATGATCTTACCTCCTACTCAATGACTATGAGTTATTTGGAAACAATAAACTTTTTACTTAATACTCATAAGCAAATTAGATTCAATCAAAGACAAGATAGAATGTATCTTGACGTAGATTGGACGGAATTAAAAGCAGGAGAGTTTTTAGTTTTAGATTGCTGGTCAGTATTGGATGGTAATGATTATTCACGAGTCTGGAATGATTCATTTATAAAACCATATCTAACATCTCTTATCAAAAGACAATGGGGTCAAAATCTGATGAAGTTCCAGGGTGTAAAACTTCCAGGAGGAATTGAGTTTAATGGTAGACAAATATTTGATGATGGACAAAGAGAACTTGATGAAATAAAGCAAAAAATGTTAAGCACTTACGAACTTCCACCTCTAGATATGATCGGTTGATGCTATGCTTAATCCATTTTTTCAAAACGGAACTAAAGGAGAACAGGGATTAATCCAAAGTCTCGTCAATGAACAGTTGAAAATGTATGGTATTGAGGTGTATTATATGCCTCGCAAATATCTTACGAAGTTTACTGTAATTAAAGAAGTCATACAATCTGAGTTTGATAACGCATATCCTATTGAGGCATATGTAGATAATTATGATGGTTATGGTGGAGAAGGAACCATATTATCACGGTTTGGTATTCAAGAAAAAGATGATCTAACTCTGGTTGTGTCTAGAGAGAGATTTGAGGAGTACATTACTCCGTTGATTAAGAATCTTCCCAATATTGAACTAGCAACTAGACCAAAAGAAGGGGATTTGATTTATTTTCCACTGGGAGAGAGATTATTTGAAATCAAATATGTAGAACACGAACAACCTTTCTATCAACTACAAAAGAACTATGTTTACACATTAAGATGTGAACTCTTTAGATATGAAGATGAAGTCATTGATACTGGAATCGATGATATTGATGAAGAAATTGAACAGATTGGACATATCAAGACTCTTAGACTTATTGCTGTAGGAGTCAGTACACAGGCAACTGCAACTTCAAGTTTGTGTACAACTGGTTCTGTTGGATCTGTTGTAGTTACAAATATGGGTAGAGGGTATACAGAACTACCCAGAGTTGCTTTTTCGTCCGCACCAGGAGGAACAACAGCAGTAGGTGTAGCATCACTTACTTATGATTATGTTGGGTGTGATGGAACATCGGGAAAAATAGTTTCAGTAAATGTAACAAATGCTGGATGTGGATATACTGTAGCACCTATTATTACATTTCACGGAGGAGGTCCTTCTGGTGCTGGGGCAGCTGCTACTAGCATTCTTGTTCCAACAGGTTCTGTGCAGACAGTATCAATAGCAAATAGTGGAGGAGGATATATTACAGCACCAACAGTTGGAATATCAACTCCAAAACATGTTGGTGCCGCAGCAACTGCTATTCTTAACAGTGCTAGTGTATTAAGGGCACCTATTAGTATTGGTGCATCTGCGTATCTGTTCCCATACGGAACTACAGGAGGTGTTTATTATAAACAGGCACCTACGGTGACTTTTGGTACTCCAACTGGTGGTGTAGGAACTACTGCTACAGGAATTTCTACAATAAGATTTGATTCTATTACAACTTCTGGAACAATAGGTATAGGTTCAACAGTTATTACAGGAATCAATACCACTAATATGGTAGTTGGTGACCGTGTAAGATTGCAGACTGGATATGATAGTCCATATGAAAGAGTTTATATCATACCAAAAGATACTTTTGTAACGAGTATTGGATCCTCAATTCTTACTATAAACAACGCCACTGTTGGTCTTGCTACAACAACCCAAAATGTTGAAGTAGGCATACAAAATTGCGGAATAGTAACAGGCATAACTGTAACTTTTGGTGGAAGTGGATATACTTCTCCTCCTATTGTTACAATTTCAAATGATACCTCAGAGAAGAACTATTATACAGAAGTAAATGGAGTGGTAAAAGCAACAGGTATTGCCACAATCAGTTCTGCAGGATTTGTCACTTCTATCTACATCTCAAATGGTGGAGCAAAATATGTTATAGCACCAGATGTCACATTATCAAAACCAGTTGCTGGAATAGTTACATCAAGTGGATCATTTGTATATAATGAAATTGTTACAGGTGGAACTAGTGGCACTACAGCCAGAGTTAAAGAGTATGATGCAGTTGCTAATACTCTTGAGATTTCAATAGTTAGTGGTGATTTCAAGGCAGGCGAAACGATCACTGGTTCAGAATCTTCTGCAGTTGGTATTATTAGAACGGTAGGTATTTACGACGAGGTTACTCCATTCGCAGATAATGATAGTATTCAGAGAGAAGCAAGCCTAGTTATTGATTTTAGTGAGAAAAATCCTTTTGGAATGCCTTAGGCGTAAAACTGTTAAATAGAAGTATATTCTTTAAAGATCATGTTTGAGTATTTCTATAACGAAATTCTAAGATCTACAATCATTTCATTTGGTTCTCTGTTTAACGGTATCGAGATTAAACACAAAGACGGAAATGATGAGACTTGGAGTGTCGTCAAAGTTCCTCTTGCCTATGGACCTACACAAAAGTTTCTAGCAAGATTAGAACAGACTCCAGATTTGAATACTCCTGTTCAAATGACATTGCCTAGAATGTCATTTGAGTTTATTGATTTAACTTATGATCCTGAAAGAAAAGTATCAAAATCTCAAACGTTTGTTATAACTGGCGATAACGGAGAACAAACTAAAAAGGCATATATGCCAGTACCATACAACATGGTTTTTGAATTGTCGGTAATGACAAAACTAAATGATGATATGTTGCAAATAACCGAACAGATTTTACCTTATTTCACTCCCGCATACACAATACCGGTTAAACTTCTTAGCGGATTAACAGAAGTAGTCAATACTCCAGTTGTGCTTGATAATGTATCAATGGAAGATGATTATGAAGGTAACTTTGATACAAGAAGAGCATTAGTTTATACATTTAGATTTACAGCAAAAACCTATCTTTACGGACCACTTACAGATATTAGTTCTTCGATTGTTGAAAAAGTTTCTGTTGGATATATTGCAGGAACAAGAACAAAAGGAAAAACTCAATACGAAAGAGATGTTACTTACACTGTAGAACCAAGAGCACTGAAAGATTATAACGGAAGTGAAGTTGCTCAGTTGACAGCAAACGTTGATTTTGAAGATACTGTGATTGAAGTTTCAGATGGCACTAAGTTTACCAAGAAAACATACATCTACATGGGCGAAGAGCAAATGTACGTTGATAATATAGTTGATAATAGGTTAACAGTTAGAAGAGCACAGGATAAGACTCCGATTCAACAACATGTTTTAGGTTCTGCTATCTACAATATCACTAAAGCAGATGCTTCATTCATTGAAGTTGGAGATAACTTTGGATTTGATGGAGGATTTAGTTAATTACTATTATGACTAAAAAATATGACGGTTTGGATGAGGCATTTGACGTTGAAGTTTCAGATGTCCAAATAGATAAAACAAAAGTTGATAATAAGATTGAAAAAATCAAATCATCAACTGAGGACATCAAAAAAGATTACGAATATACCAGAGGTAATCTTTATTCAATAATAGAAAAAGGGCAAGAAGCAATCAATGGTATTCTTGAACTTGCTCAAGAAAGTGAGATGCCAAGAGCATATGAAGTAGCAGGTCAACTTATTAAAAACGTTTCCGATGCTACTGATAAGTTAATGGATCTTCAGAAGAAACTGAAAGATGTTAGTGAGGAAAAGGATCAAAAAGGTCCTACTACGGTAAATAATGCCCTATTTGTTGGTTCTACAGCGGACCTTCAAAAAATGTTAAAGCAAGCAAGTCAGGCAGATAAATAGTATTTCAGGGAGAGAAATCCCAAAGTAATGCACTAATAGAATGTCTAACGAAGACCTGCCGTCAATAAATGATATAGTAGAGGAAAATAATCTACCCTCATATAAAGATTTTATAGAGGAAAAGGAACTTCCGTCAGTAGAAGATTATATTACAGAATCACCCAAAGAAGAAGTTTTAGTTGAAGAAATAGAGAACATTAACCCTATTCTGGTAGAGACTGCACCAGAATGGGCAGAATTAGTGCGTCTGGTCAATGATTTAAGAAAAGAGATACCAGAAATACCAGAAATAAAATATTATGATGAAGAATTAAGTGATTTAAGTAGTAAACTAACTCATATTGAAGAATATTTTACACAGTTTGATCAAAAGAGTAATAAAATTGATGACTTAGATGTAAAAAATGAACATTTTGAGGAAAAATTAACTGAAATTGAATCAAAAATACCCGAAATACCAACAATAAGGTATTACGATCATGATATTGAACATATTAATGATAAAATAACACAATTAAAAGAAGATATATCATCTTTACCTGAGATCAAACACTATGATAGTGACATATCATCTCTCATAGAAGAACTTAATAAGGTAAAATCTAGAGATGTGCCTGATTTTAGGTGGATTGGAAATACTTTTAATACTATTGATGAAGATTTTACCAGAGTTCAAGGACATCTTGACGTAATTAAAGAGAAAATATCTTTTGAGGTATCAGAACTTAATGAGACTATTCAAGTAAAAGATTTTGAGCAAAATATAAATGTCAAAAACCTTAAAGATAATGTTAGTGAGAAGATTGATCAAACTAATATTCGATTAACTGAAACTAAAGATAAAATATATTCCGAACTAAGTAAGTCATCATTAAAAGTTTGGGAATATCACAGAGAATTTAAAGATGATGATAGAAAACTAAAGAAAGCAGTTCTGAGTGAGCAGAATAAAATAAAACAGAAGTTAGAAAAAGAAATTACTTCTATCAATGAGCAGAGCATTAAGACAGATGAGACACTTTTAAAGTTTTTTAATGAACTTAAAGAACAAGTAAATTTACTTCCAGAAGTCAAATATTATGATAATGATATATCTACTATAGTAAAGGACATTGATTCTTTAAAATCAACTGTCCAAGAACTTAAGGATATTGCCTCATTGATCAAAAAAGATCAAAAACAATTACAAGAAAATTATCTTCTTAATGAACCTCCTAGTGAAAAAGAAAAAGCAGGTGGACAAACTGATATATTAACACCTCTTGATCAAAAGTTTGCGACTCTTGATGATCTATCAAATCATTACAGACTGTTTATTAATAGGATTACCACTCAACTCTCAACAATGGGTGGTGGTGGAGCAGGTTTCATCAAAGATCTTGATGATGTAACTTTTGACGGTACTGATAAACAATTACTAATTTACGATTCTTCAACATCAAAGTGGGTTGGTATTGCTAGCACTGCCCTAGGAGGAGGTGGAGATGCTGATTCCGCATCAAAACTTACCCTTGATGTTAGAAACCAAAATATTGGTTATGGACTAACTATTGGAACACCTGTATATCAAGTTGCATATAATAGTGGACAGGATAGATTAGACGTTGAGGAATCAAGAGCATCTAACTCAACAACAATGCCTGCAAAAGGTGTTGTAAGTACAGATCTTGCCAATAACACTAATGGTCAGATCATTGTTTATGGTGAACTGGAAGGTGTTAACACTCAGGCATTTGATGTAGGAGATGAACTATATGTTGCACCTGGTGGAGGACTTACGAATGTAAGACCTACTGACCCAACACATCTTGTTCAAAAGATTGCTGTTGTTCTTAAAAAATCTACTGCTAATGGTGCCATACTTGTATATGGTGCAGGTAGAACCAATGACGTACCTAATAATATTAGTATTGCTGGTTCTATAACTGCTGTTGATGGTTTCTTTAGTGGCAACGTAACAGTTGGTGGTACAATCACATATGAAGATGTAAAAAATATAGACTCTATTGGTATTGTTACCGCAAGAACTGGAGTTGATGTCTTATCAAATGGAGTAAATGTTTCTGGTGCATCTACAATTAGTACTGGTATTGGAACTGTTCATGTTGGATATGGTAATACTACATTATTAGTTGATGGTGATGCTAGAATTACTGGCATTCTTACGATTGGTCAAGGGTCAATTACCTTAGATCCAACTGCTAGAAAAATTGAAGGTATTGATGAGATAATTATTGGTACTGCCACCACAGTTAGAATACACCAAGACACTTCTGGAGAAGTTGTTTTTAGTGACAGAGATGGAAAACAAGCATCTGTTGGGATTGGCACAACAGTTTCTATTAATACAACTGGTATTATTACAGCATCAAGTTTTAGAGGAGATGGTAGTCAATTAACTAACATCATTTCTGGTGTTGGAATCCAATCGGGATCAGTTCGTGTTGGTACTGGATATACAGACATCAACTTTATTGGAGCAGGTGTAACAATTGTAGGGTCTGGAACGACTGTAACTGTTAATATTCCATTCTCAACAATCACTAGACAGACAGAAACATCTTCTGGTGTAACAACGAATTTCACAATTACTGGTGGATATGAAGTTGGTTTGATTGATGTGTTCCTGAACGGAATTAAACAGAGAAGTGGAGTTGACTTTACGGCTACCAATGGGTCTGTTGTGACTATGACACCCTTTATTAGTGATGGTGATGTTGTTGAATTTCAAAAAATAGATCAACTAACAATTGGTGGAATTACATCAGTAACCAATGCTACTAATGCCTTTACTCTAAACAGTCAAGCAGCATCTTATTACCTTAATTATAATAACTTTTCAAATACACCAACAGTTCCAACAAATAATAATCAACTGACTAATGGTGCTGGATTTATTACCACATCATTTACTAACACTAATCAACTGACCAATGGTGCTGGATTTATTACTGCGACATCATCTGGTACAGGATTGACTGGAATTGTAACTTCT